GTTACTGGTACAACAGGTACGGGTCCGTTTACTTATCTTTGGTCTAATGGGCAAACGGGGCAGTTGGCAACGGGACTAACTCAGGGAGTTTTGTCTGTGTTAGTTACCGATTATTATGGGTGTACAACCGAAAAACAAGTTTTAATAGGACAGGCACTTCCTTTAGGTGTCGGACTAACAACGTCAATAAACCCATCTTGTAGTGGTAGTGACGGATCATTAACATTTAATTTAACTGGAGGTACCGCACCTTTTTATTATTCGGCAAACACTGGAACTGTTGGTTACACGTTATCTAATAGTTTTACATTGGATAATTTAGCGAGTGGTTCATATGTTGTGAATATTAGAGATGCTAACTTTTGTGAGCTAGTTGTTGGTGGGTTTCTAATATCTCAAAACGGATTTTATAATGTAAGTAATACTATCACTAATTCTGTTTGTAATCAAAACTCCGGTAAAATTAGTACAACATTAAACGGAACTTTTGGGAATTATATATACGCATTAACGGGACTAACAACCAATGAAGTTAGAAATACCGTATCGACAAATCAAACGAACTTATTTGATAATTTACCTAACGATACATACCTACTATTCATATCGGGACAAAACACGACATGTATATATAGTGAAACTATTGTTGTTTCGTCACAAGAGAAGTTTTCAGTTAATGTTTCATTAACCGGATCAACGTGTGGAACACCAAATGGGGTTGCGATGATTAACGTGGGTACTGGCTACACTAATTGGGATACGGGTAACGGATTATTAGATTATTCGTTAAGTAATGGACAGCAAGTGTATGACATTAATTTATCCGCATTTACATATACTAATTTAGTGGCTGGAACTTATACTTTAAATGTTACCGATGAGAGTAATTGTACTGTCAGTAAAACATTTACAATCGCTTTGGGTGGGACTTTAAATAGTTCCATTTTAACTAACGATTGCCAAGGTGGTGGAGCGGGTTCTGCAAATGTTATAATTTTTGGTGGTGAGCCACCATTCACATATATATGGTCAAATAACGTACCTATAGGTGAAACCGGTAATACCGTAAATAACCTTACTGGTGGATCATATAGTGTCGAAGTGGTTGATGGTAGTGGATGTACAAAATACCACAATTTTACAATAGATTGTACATCGACACTGGTTACTGGTGATACCACTTATAGTATCTGTAGTTCTCAGTTCACAACAACAACGGGAACAAAAAGAGGTATATCAGAAATGTTAAGTGAAGGGTTTTTAGATTTAACCACCGGTTATACTAATTGTATATTAAATTCGGTAACTTTAAATTGTAATATAACTCTAAACGGTAGTGGTTATAGTCAGAGTTTTGTTATTGCTAATGACGAGATTTGGAGAGAATCTATTGAAACGATTTTAGCGTCAATACCCGAAGTTGGTAGTTATGATGTTAATTTATTAAATAATACGTTAACCATAAAATCTAATTGCACCAACGGGGGGATTGACCCAATTGGTAATGGTGAGTTTGTTTTAGAACTTGAAATAAATTACGATATAAGTTGTGAAGGTGTTTTACCGGCACCGACACCTACACCAACAGCAGTACCATACCCACTTTTCTTTGTGAAGGCTTGTTGTGTATTGGATAGTGATGGTATTATGGGGTTACCTGCAGTTTTTGCTACGGGTACTAGAATTGTGGGTACTAATGGTAAATGTTATCAAAAATCATCAGCTAGTGTTGGACCAGCAACTCTGACTTGGGATGGTGGTACTACATATGTGGATTGTCCTAGTTGTTTAAGTGTACATCCATGTCCAACACCAATACCTACGGCAACACCAACGCCAACACCTACACCTACAGGTATGCCGAGCTACACAACATGGTACGGTACTGGTAATATGGTTTCACAACCATACGCTGGTCTGGCTTGTAGTGAAGTAAATTGCTCAACACAATTCTACACTACGGGATTAACTTTAAATGTTGGTGACGTTATTTATTTGGACGCAGCATTGACGACAAATATAGGTGGTTTAGCGGTTAATTATGGACCATCCAGCGGTGGGTGGGGAGTTATGTTCTTATCTAATGATTGTCCAATTGTTGGGTCGAGAACGATAACTAAAGTAAACAATCTAGGTAAAATCATATTAAAATACACTTGTTAAAAGATGCCATACTCCATAGATATATCTAATATTGTTGGTGGGACACCACCATATAGTCTTTATGTGTGTGATGAAAACATGAATAACTGTTTTTTGTTAGGACCAACAGGGGGGACGTATTATTTTAATTCTTTTTTTTCTGGAGCACAAACTCTAATAATTAAAATTGTTGACAGTACGGGGTGTCTCACATTTAAGTACATTTATTGTGATATTGATACTTTCTTTATTTTAACTGAGACTGAACTCATAATAACCACAGAAAGTGGGGATGAATTAGTATGGATATAAAATGATTATTGAAATAACGGGGGTTACAAATGGTAATGGACCATATGACATTTATTTATGTGATTCGGGGTTAACGGGTTGCTTTTATGTGTCTGGAGTTACCACTATACCACCAACAATAACCATTGATAGTAATAATTTTTTTCCAGGTGTTGACCCTCTAAAGGTGAAGATTATTAATAGTATTGGGTGTACGGATGTTATGGACGTTACTTGTATACCAACACCAACACCAACCCCTACGGCGACACCAACCCCGACAGCCACGCCAACTGCGACACCAACACCTACGGCAACAGCAACACCAACGCCAACACCTACCCCAACACTGGCTCCCCTCGATTTCCAAACCTTAGTTATTTGTTCATTACCTTCAGGTATCCTTGTCCAACTTAACACTATAACAGGAGGGGTTCCGCCTTATGATGGTGGATCTACCGTATTCTCAACCCAAGCTGCCGCGTTATTAAACACGTCATGGATATTAAACGTTGGTAATATTAGTTATGGGGTTTCTAGTTTGGCTGACGACACCTATTGGTTAGTTGTAAAAGACTCTGTAGGTACTATATTAGCAAAATCTGTAACAACGACTTGTTATCCGTAACGACGTAAACTAAAATATTCGTAAATTTTAATTATTACTACCCTTTTTGTTGGATTTACGTTATTTTTTGAATAAAAATTAAACATGAATACAATTTTTATTCAAATTGCTGCCTATCGAGATCCCCAACTTAATATAACAATTAAAGACTGTATTAAAAACGCTAAACACCCTAAAAATTTAGTGTTTGGTGTTTGTAATCAATTTCACCCAGACGATGAATTTAATATTGATGAATACCAAAATGACGAAGGATTTAGAATTGAGAATGTCCTTTATTCCAACTCTAAAGGGACTTGTTGGGCTAGAAACTTATTACAACAAAGATATAGTGGAGAAACATATACTCTACAAGTGGATTCCCATATGAGATTCGCACCCAATTGGGATGTTGAACTAATTAAAATGATTAAACAACTACAAAAGAAAGGATTTAAGAAACCCCTTTTAACTGGATACGTTTCCTCTTTTGATCCTGAGAATGACCCGGCAGGTAGAGTCCAAGATCCTTGGAGGATGTCATTTGATAGATTTATACCTGAAGGTGCCGTATTTTTCTTACCCGAAACGATTCCGAATTGGCAAACATTAACGGAACCAGTTCCTGCTAGATTCTACTCAGCACATTTTTGTTTTACATTAGGAATCTTTAGTCAGGAGGTACAACATGATAATGAATTTTATTTCCACGGCGAAGAAATTGCTGTGGGTGTTAGAGCATACACTCACGGGTATGATTTATTTCATCCACACAAAACTTTAATTTGGCACGAATATACTCGTAAAAACCGAGTTAAAAGTTGGGACGACGATAAAGAGTGGGGTAAAAAAAATGAATCAGCACATTTAAAAAACAGAAAACTATTCTCAATGGATGGTGAGGTTTATAACCCAGATGAGTTCGGAAAATACGGTTTCGGAACTGAAAGGACACTTAGGGATTATGAAATTTATTCTGGATTACTTTTTTCAAAAAGAGCGACACAACAATATACCATAGATAAACACTACCCACCAAATCCCTATGATTATAAAACCGAAGAAGAGTGGGTTAATAGTTTTTCATCTATTTTTAAACATTGTATTGATGTGTATCGTGGTAGTTTAACGGACACGGATTACGATTTTTGGGCGGTAATATTTTTAGATAAAAATGGAGATGAAATCTTTAGAAAGGATGCCGATAAGAACGAAATTAGTGGTATTTTAACTAAACAAGGTGATTTTGTTAATATTTGGAGAGAATTTAATACAACAATTAAACCATCAGAATGGGTTGTTTGGTTACATACAGAATCAAAAGGTTGGGGTGAAAAAATAACGGGGAAATTATGAGAATTGAAAAACCGACAATAGTTACCGCATTATTTGATATTGGTAGAGATGCTTGGGATGGATACGAGTTATCCTACGGTACTTATCTATATTGGATGAAATCGATATTGATGTACGACACCCCAATGGTTATATATACCGATGAAAAGTTATATGATGAGATAAAAAAAAATAGAATGGTTTGTGACCCAAACTTAGAAAAAACCATTTTTGAAATTAAAAAATTGGAGGATTTAGTTGCCCACCAGACGTATTATAAACCGGTAAGTGAACTTATGGTTTCAGATGAGTTTAAATCTAAAATACATTTTAATGTCCCAGAAATGACAAAACCATTATATAATATTGTCATTTTTAATAAGCTGTTTTATATACAGGAATCAATAATGAAAAAACATTTTGATTCTGATTTTTATATTTGGGCGGACGCGGCAATCCTTAGAAGTGATGATCCGACAATTAAAAAAGATTTCCCAAACGTGGATAAAATAAATGATGGATTTAATGATAAAATCACTTTTTTTAGTCATGAATTGGAATTTACAACACCAAATAAAGACTACCATTTAGTATCACAATTTAGATACATACATGGAGGATGTTTTTTTGTACCAAATAATAATTCGATTGATTTACTATTGGAGAGTTTTAAAAAAGAAATAAACGAGTCGTTAAATCGAGGGTTTGTTGGTAGTGAAGAAAAATACTTAGATTTTTGTTATCTGGAGAATAAGTCTGAATATAACCTAGTTAAATCCGATTGGAGGCAATATTTTGACATATTTGGAACTTAAATACTTCAATAAAATAAAGTTTTGATTATTTATATATAAAGTTTAAACTTTAATGGCAAATTTATTATTCCAGGGTTGTTGTTACGATGGTTATCAGTATGTTACTAATGATGGTGATTGGGTTGCGACGGGAGGTACCGCGACGGTAGGTTTAACCTATCATTTTTCTGGTGATCCTGTTGTACCTAATGGTTGTTATACTATTGTCTCATCATTCGTTGCTGGGTTTAGTTCAGAAACATTTACACAATTAACGGGAACATACACTCTACAAACCGATTGTTCTGACACTCTATGTATGACGGCAAATTGTTGTTCAAACATTGTGTGTGTTAGCATACCATTAGATGCGTATTCGGGACTTAATGGTAATTATACGGTATCGGGTGGATTTAATGGATATCCCTATTGGACGGGAGGAACTAGTGGAGGAACCATCTATTTTAATTCAACGAGATGGTGTCTTTCAACAGGACTAAATCAAAGTTGTTTATTTTATGGGTCTAACCCAACGTTATATGAATGTCCTGATTTAGATACTAGTATTGTTTATAGTGGTGTTTGTGTACCAACACCAACACCATATGACCCATGTTCTATTTTAGATTTTGATATATTGACCGAATGTTTGATACCGACACCTACGCCGACACCCACGGCAACGGCAACACCCACTCCGACACCAACACCTACCCCAACACCTGATCCGTGTTTAGGGTACTCAGTTGATATTAGTTTTAGTGCAACAACACCGACACCAACGGCAACACCATCACCAACGGCAACACCAACACCTACGTTCGCTTACTCAATTAATTCGGGGGTAACCTTTGTGATTGATAGTGGTAATTTTAATTGTGTGGATGTTAAAGTGTTAACTGATTGTAATAGTAGTGAGATTTATTACGTTTCTGGTCCTCTAGTTTATTCTGGTGGAGTCATTAGTTCAGGAACAACATTTTTTGGTATTATAAATGGTGATTATAAGTGTTTAACATATACTGAGGATAATGCGGGAAGTCCTGGAGACTTATTAACCTCGATTATATCGACGGGAAGTAGTTGTTCTACTTGTGTGGTAATAACGCCAACACCAGCACCTACGTTGACCCCTACCGCCACTCCAACACCGACGCCAACATCCACTCCAACACCAACATACGCACCTAATACTCAATTTGTGTTTACGTCTTGTACTAATAATTCGATGATAATACAAAATATGACACCACCTTCGAATGTTAATATAGGGTTGGTAGTTAAAGACTTGTCGGGTAATTGTTATAGTTATGTTGGGAATTATGTTGCTTATGTTCCACCTGCAGGATATATATGGTCAAATATTAACGCCTTTACTGCCGCTACTGCAACGACATATAGTACTTGTATTTCTTGTTTAACTCCTTCACCAACACCAGGACCCGCTTACCGTACTTGGAACGCGAAAGGTGAGTTTACGGTTTCATGTCCGACATGTGAATTAGTAAATGGGGGAGCCGACATGACTTTCTATAGTTCATCTGCAGATACGATATTACAAACGGGGGTATATATTTATGAAGACACTACTTTAGTTACTCCTGTAATAACGAGTTATGTTAAATATTCAAATAAAATTTATTCAGTAGATTTAAATGGTAAAATTACTGAATTTTGCACATTAAACGGTAATTGTTAAATAATATGGGGACAATAGTTTCATTAACATCAACAACAGGTATACTACCACTGGACATATGGATATGTGATTCCTGCGATAGTACCGCCACCTGTGTTTATTATGACACAACATCATCTTTACCGTACAGTTTTACTTTACCTTCTGAATATGAGAATAATATCATTTACGCCATCAGAGTTATCGATGATACTGGTTGTATTTATTGTAACTCGGTAAGTGCATTAACTTTACAATATCAAGACGGAGGATATGCTGAATTTCAAGATGGGGATGAATTTGATTTCCAATAAAAGACTATATAAAAAATAAAATGGCAAGATTAACAGATAAAACATTAGCATCAACAACGGCAATAACACCAACAACGTTGATATATATCGTAACAACCGGAGACACTTCACAAAATTCTGCCGGTTCGGGGTATAAAGCGGAATTACAACAATTAGTGTCTATTTTTGGTGGAACATCTGGAGGTTCAGGAACTAGCGGTATTAATGGAACTAGCGGTATTAATGGAACTAGTGGAATTAATGGTACTAGTGGTATTGACGGAACAAGTGGCACATCTGGTATCGACGGAACTAGCGGTATCAACGGAACTAGTGGAACATCAGGTATTGATGGTACTAGTGGAATTAACGGAACTAGTGGGTCGTCGGGTATTAGTGCTGACTATATTGGTACATGTCTCGATAATATTAATATATCATCATTATATTCAGGGTTAACTATCAATATAACGACATCCCCTAATTTATCTTATACCGTTGCTCAGCATGTTATCGTAGCTTTTTCAAATACGGAACATTTTCATGGTGACGTTTTGACATATACCGGTTCTACGGGTCAGATACAATTAGAAGTAACAGAAACTCAAGGGTCTGGAACACACTCCACTTGGACAACCAATTTAGATGGGGCGTCTGGGGGTAATGGCTCTTCAGGCACTAGCGGTATTGATGGTACTAGTGGATTGTCGGGATCAAGCGGTACTAGTGGTTCTTCAGGAACTAGTGGATTGTCGGGATCAAGCGGTACTAGTGGTTCTTCAGGAACTAGTGGATTGTCGGGATCAAGCGGCAGTTCTGGGGTAAATGGTACATACACGGGAGGAACTATTAGTGGACAAACAAACTTCACTGGTGGGTTGAGCGCTAACACGGTTAGTATTAGTGGTGTGACGGTAAACCCAAAACAAACAATTGCGTTATTTTTTGGTCATGATTCAACGAGTCCTGCAGATACTCAAACTTACTTTATTGGTAATGCGATAAATCTAGCGGCAACAACTTCAGGGTCAGACAGTAGAAGAGTCATATTACCAAAAACGGGTAACATTGTTAGAGTTGATATTTGTCAAAACGTAGGAGGTACAGTCCAAACTGGGGCTACCGAATATAGTACATTCACGATAAATAATACAACACAATCCACACAATCAACAATAACGACTACATACATTTATACGGCATCGACAGGAAATATTGCATATGACTTAGTGTCTCCATTACCGGTAACTGTTGGGGATAAAGTGGAAATAAGATGGACAACACCCGCTTGGGTTATTAACCCAACAAGTGTTAGACAACAAATGAACGTTTATTTAGAATATTAATCATGGAACTAGGAACATACGTAATTGAAACATATACCGTAAATCACCCAACAGCGGGTATATTAACGAAGCAAAAAATAACATACTACAATAGAAGAAATGAAATCGAAACTATTGAATATTATTATGGGGATATAAGACAAGGGTACACAATAAGATAAAATGGGACAATTTAGTGGAAATACATGTAATATTATAACACTCTTCCCAATGGGGGTTGAATGTTCGGCAGTGAATTCATCTTCGCCGTATAATAATGATGGTGCAATTTATTTGACAATTACTGGAGGAACACCACCTTATAAGATTTCATGGAATAATGGTTCTCAGACACAATACTTAACGGGTTTACAATTTGGAACGTATACTGCTAATATAACGGATTATTATGGTGATTTTAGTGCAACAACAACTTGTATCGTGAGTACTAATTATGCTGCAATTTTAGAGGAGTTTTTTAATTGTACCAACCCAACAGAAAAGATATATTACGTAGCAAACATTAACTCTTTATACCCAAGTAATGGTGTGTTCACTTTAACATCACAATCAGGATGTTGGGTTAGTGCAGGTATTATTACAAATACGGGACAAACGTTTTACAATTATAGTGCAATAACCACTTCAGGACCATTTGTGGACTGTGATGACTGTTTACCTACAACGCCAGAAATAGAAAGTATATCAGGTATGTGTTTAACTACCGTTAAGTCAGTTTTTGGTGTACCATCGTCAACACAATACCAATTTTATTCTGCTGATACAATGAACGGATACCCTACGTGGGTTTCAACATCACCTGACCAAAAAATTTATTTTAATACTATGACAAGTCAATGGAAAGTTTCTGGTTGGACATTAAGCGGTATACCGTCGTTAGGATTAAATGTTTCTCCACCTTTGGGGGTATGGACAGTGGATGGTAGTCCTCGAACTGTTAACGTAAGTGCTGGTAATTGTGATGATAAAATTGTTGTGAGACTACGAACGACTGACCCATCATGTAACGTAGCGTCTGACGGACTTATTCAGGTTGGTGGGGTTATTGGTGGAACGGCACCATATACGTATTCATTGGATAACATTGTGTACCAAACATCGATTATGTTTAATAATTTACCAGTTGGGAGTTATACTGTTTATGTGAAGGATATTATTGGCAATATCGGAACGGCGATAGCGGTATTGACGGGAATAAGTACAATAACAACATATCAGATAAATTTATCTCTTATTAGTACTCAAACGTTAAACACAACAAACTACGCTCAAAAAATATATAATTGGGGTATTAACGTGACACCACCATTACCAGCAAACCGATCGGTGTCGTTTACGTTATATGATACTACATCAATGTCTGCGGGTACCGCATCTAACGGATCACCCGTTTTGACATATTCTAACACAACTGGTACGACAGGGACAAGTCAGTTTGTTACGTCAACATTGACAACAACAACAAATAGTTATACGAACATACTTTGTCACCCTAATTATTATACAACAGGCATCACTCGAACGTATAATGTTAGTATATCGGGTACAGGTGTTGTTGGTGGTCAGATATTACAAAAAGTACAAGTCGTTAATAATGGGGTAAAGTGTACGACTACTGGATCAATAAAGGATACGTTATCTATTGGTAATGTCGTTTTAAATAATCAACAAGTGTGTGAACAAATAAGTCCTTCAGTAACGCCAATTACCGTTGTTGTTGGAATGTCCGGAACCATAGCTTCCATAACCATAGGCACAGGTAGTGCATCGATGTAATATTTATAAAATATGTCATATATAATAAAAAACACAAGCGGATTAATAAATACAATTTTAACCGACGCCGCTAGGAAAAAGATATCACAAGGTAAGTTCGATATCGCATATTTCCAAGTCGGAGATAGTGAGGTTAGCTATAATTCAATTACTAATCAGAATTATAACGATCTTAATGTTTTGATGCCGCAATATAACGCGGATAATAACACACCCATACCCGAATTTAACCGATTAAACGTTAAGTACCCACTATTTGTTGACTCAACATCTGGAAGCACTTTTGGTATACCATATGATTCATCTTTTGTTGATAATATTTATAATTCCGCAGCACCTAGAGGGTTTTTCACGGGTAATACGACATATACCACATCGGCATATACGATAAACCCTAATTTTATTGTGGGTAATGGTAATCTAAATTCGGGTAATACTTTAGTTATTTCGGCTAATACAATTGACGCGTCAGTATCAGGAACCGTAACTCCAGGTATGTTTGTGAATATATTAACAAATAATCCGACAAGTCCTTTAACAGGAAACACACCTATGTTTACCTATTTGGTGACGGGAATAACGGGGGATACGTCATCCGCAAATACGGTAACGATATCTGTCGATAGACAATTACCCAATTTACAATCTATGGGGTACACCGGAAATTCGTTTGTTGTGTTTTACCCATCAGGAATGACTGGACTATATGATACGGTAACACCACAACCATATTGGGCAACAAACGTTTTCAACTTTGAAACAAACTGTGACGTTTCACAAACGGATGTTAAAGTTTGGAATATGAACATTCCTTGGACGGAATCACCAGCAGGAACATTTAACTCCGTAAATCAAGATTATAATTATTTTTCAGCATCAACATATGTTGGAACAAAAGAGTATTTAGGATACGGTAGTAACGCAGGACAAATAGACACGGGTAGTGTGTATTTCAATAACTCATTTAATGAGAGTATTATTCTAAGTCCATCGGATCAAAAATCAATCGCAATTGTACACTATACGAATCAATCTATTGATAACTTTTATGGTGAAAAATTCGCACAACAAGAGTATGATCCTGCAAATCCTGGAGATACTGGACAAGCAAGAAATTTTAAAGTTGGGTTGCCATGGTTAATGTGGCATAAAAATCCAAACGGCATTATGGGTGAATATTTTTATACCGACCCAAGTGGGTTCACTATCGATTTATTTCAAACACATTATATTAAGTCTAAAAGAAGTGCTGACTTTAATAAACCAGGTATTAGATACTACAATTTATGGGATACAAACATAACCTCTAGTGGATACCCTAATAGGGTTGGTAAAGTTTTTCCTGACTTGAAGATGGTAGTTTTTGATGATGATGAAATCGTGGCAGCATTAAATTATAAGAGTAATCGTTCTTGGACTTTACCGGCACCAAAAGTGGGGCAAATCGTACCTAATGTGTGTGACGGAGTTTTGGGTGATGATGAGGGATTGTTGAGTGCAAATACTGAGTCAGTTTTTGTTACATATAGATTTAATAATAGTGCGTTTACGAATTCATTACATTGTAATTATTATAGTAAAGTCACACCACAATTAGTTGATACGACGCAATTAACCTATAATGTATTTTTAAAGTTTGGAAACGAATTTAAATTTTTAAATTCACAAAACACTACAACACCAACAGGGTTCACTGCCAATGAAATGAAAGTGTTAATACAAAAGGTAAGTAGCGGAACCACCAGACCATTACCGAATCAATGGAGAGAAATCAATGTGATGTCACAACTGTCAGCAAGTACTACAAATGGGTTTTTAACTACTAGTGGGTTAACGGGTACAACGTTTCAAATAACGAAAGATATGTACGACACGGCACCTACATATCATTTATATGATTATATTAATCTACCAACACTTAATCAAAGTGGGTTAACTTTAAATTTTGGAGGGGAGTATTATTTTTATGGTACTTTACAAACGGATATCCAAGCGACGATATATGTAATGAACTATCTATGTAATTTAGGACAAACACAATTTTTAACATCGTCTAACCCTACATGGGATGGAGTAACCAAACCACACATCACTGAAGTAGCTCTTTACAATGCAGATAAAGAACTTATGGTTGTTTCTAAGATACAGTCCCCACAAAAAAGACAGGGGATACAACAGTATCCAGTTAAACTAGATTTTTAATTTTTTTATGAGTCAAAAACCCGATTTTAAAAACACACCAAAAGTTCTTGGATTAGACGTGTCAACTCGAACAATAGGTGTTGCAATTTTTGATATTCAAACGAAAGATTTGTTAGAATTAACACATTTTTCACCGGTAATTAAACCGAAACCTGAAGATAAAATCGAGGAGCTATTAATGAAAGTTGATGGGTTTGAAGAAAAATTAAAAGAGTATAAGAATTTAGGTATAACTAAAGTTGTGATAGAAGAACCACTTTTAAATTCAAATAATGTATGGACGGTGGGAATATTATTGAGATACAATTCAATGATAACTAAATCTATTTACGATATTTTAGGTATTGTACCAAATTACATATCTACATACAATTCAAGAAAATTTGCTTGGCCCGATTTGGTACAACAAAACGATAAAGGGAAACATGTTTTATTTGGAGGACTACCAAAAGATATTGATAAAAAAGAGTTAATTTGGAAACAGGTTTCTGACAAAGAACCTCAAATCACATGGCTTTATACTAAAAACAATACACTTAAAAAGGAATGTTTTGATATGTCTGATTCCTACACCTGTGTTTTAGGATACATGAAACAAAATAAAATTTGGTAGATTTAGTTAATTAACCATCATTTTATTATTTTGTAATGTATTTATATATAAATTAAAATATTATGAAAAGAATAATTAAATTAACAGAATCGGATTTAACAAGAATTGTTAGACGAGTAATTAAAGAACAAGAAAAGGGAGGTAATGATGAGGGAGGTAATGATGAGGGAGGTAATGATAGAGATTGGTGGTCTTTAGATCTTGCTCCGAAATTAAAACTCGCTGGATTTGTTTCAAAAACAGCCCCTAAATCTAATGTTCCATGTATTAATAAGTGTTGTACTTATATGTATAAGGGAAACCATGACACAGGAACTAACGTACTTTTGAATTGTGGTAAAGGAAATACAGGTGGTGTTTGGACAATTGAAGTTTATAACCAAGGGGGGAAAAATTTGAAAAAATTCTCTGCGGGTCAAGATGGTGCAAGACAAGCGGTTAAATACGCACTTAGTTTAGGATAGTAAATTTATTTAAAAATTAAAAAACCCCTCATCTCTAATACAGGTGGGGGTTTTATTATTTGACAAAACCACTCCATATGTTTATCTTATATGTATGGATGATGAATCACTATTAATCGATTTAATACTAACAATTTTTGGGGAACCAAAAAGTGTTAATGAATATTCTGGACAAATTTCAGTTGACTGTCCTGTATGTTCATACGATATTAAAGGTTTATCGAAAACCGACGGAAAGGGAAATTTAGAAATAAATTACCAAAATCATATTTATAAATGTTGGTCGTGTAGTGAAACTCACGAAACTCATGGACATCTAGGGAAGTTGATAGATAAGTTCGGGTCAAAGAAAGATAAAAAAACCTACAAGCTAATCCGACCGGACAAGTTTGAAAAAAAGGAAAAAGTATTTAAAGAGTTAGAACTACCAAAAGAGTATAAAAAGTTTGACGAAATACATCCCCTTCACATACCAAGAAAAGAGGCATTTAACTACCTTAAAAAACGAGGAATAACCCAAGAGATTATTGATAAATATCAAATTGGGATTTGTATTGAAGGTGACTACGCTGGACGAATAATCGTGCCGTCATTTAATAAAAATGGGGAATTAAACTTTTTTGTTTCAAGATCATGGAATCCCAAATCGAGACTTAAATACAAAAACCCAGAAGCAGCTAAAGACTTTCTTATCTTTAATGAAAGCTTAATTGATTTTAAAAAGGATATCTACATTGTTGAGGGTGTGTTTGATTCGTTTTTCTTGGAGAATTCGATAGCGCTACTAGGTAAATACATCAATGACAATATGTGGGAAAAACTCTACACTAAGGCAAAAAAAGATATTATCATTTGTCTCGATGGGGACGCATATGACGACGCCAAAAAACTATACGATAAACTAAACGGGGGTGACTTATATAATCGAGTAAAACTCGTCAAACTACCAAAAGATAAGGATGTTTGTGATTTAAGAGGGGATATCACACCTTACTATATACAAGAAAAAGATTAACATGATAGATTTAAAAATTATTGCAACTGAAATATTAGATATTTTAGAAAAAAGACGACAAGAGCTTGAACTTACATTTGTGGAGGACACACATACCTATACGATGAAAAACTCCGAAGGTGAGTTAAAGAGTGATTGGCCGTCGGTTAGTAAAGTTATGACTTTATTTTACCCTAAGTTTGATTCAAAAGGGATTTCATTTAAGAAAGCAAAAGGTGACCCAATCGTACAGGAACAATTATTAGCTGAATGGAAAGCGGCTGCCGACTACTCAATAAACGTGGGGAGTCGAACTCACTATTTATTGGAGAAGATATCACTCGAACTATTTGGGATTGATAAAGAGGTTAGACAACCAATTTTTGACTGTGATTTTGATCAGATTTTACGTAGTGATTCTATGGTTTCAGCCGGGACTGACTTTTTAGAAACCATGAAAAAAAGGGGGGCAATATTATTAGATACGGAGTTAATTCTGGGGGATGATGAGTATGGTTATACGGGGGCTCCCGATAAGGTGTGGATCATAATGAATAAGGAACAAACCGAGTTTGGGTTGGTTATAACGGATTATAAAACAAATAAACCAAAAAACTTCGAGGCAAGTTACTTCACCAAAAAAATGAAATATCCTTTCGAAAAGTTGGACGACACGGCTCTTGGACATTATTCAACACAATTACCGTTTTATTGTAAATTATTGTTGAAGATGTTACAGGGATCTAAATATGAGAACATTAAAGTTTATGGGTGTATTATTGTGTTAGTTAAAGATAATGGAACATTCGAAGAATTCAGAATACCAAAACAGATTCAACAAACCATATTAGATATGGATATAACAAAATATCTAAAACATTTAACTTTTGTCGATATAAAGTGAAAAAAACGTTTGACAAAAAAAAACCAAATGATTATATTTTAGTATGACAAATGATTTAACAATTAATTGGTGGTATAATACCACCTTGGATAGTGGTACGGTAAAAATAAACGTTAATTATAATATATTATGAAACTAAGAATGGTTAAAACTTATAGTGTTTACCAACTTTATGACACGATGGAAATCAATAAAGAGGATTATCCTGAACTTCAAGGGATGTCGGATGAAGATGCGATTTCATATTTGGATGAAAACATGTATGAATTTGAAATTAAAGGTAGTCAGGAAGGTTCGTTGGTAAATGAATTTGAATTCAATCAAGAAATGCTTGAGGATGAAATTTTTGATGAAGAGTATGAACTAAAATTAATTAAAGAGTAAATGGACGATATTATTAAACCAAAAATTAACATTAAGGAACAACCAACCGTTAGTTGTGAAAAATGTGAGTCTAAATTTTTTAAAGAAGTCGTGATGTTAAAAATAGTATCAAAAATTTTAACAGGTAGTCATGAAGATACTATAATACCATTCCCAACTTATATGTGTAACGAATGTGGACACGTTAATGTTGAATTTGAATTATTCTAAATTCCGATATGGAAATTGGCAAAATGAAAATAACTGAAGCATTACCACACTTAAATGATGTGGCTCGAGCTTATGGTTTAAGGTTGAATAGAGTTAAGGAATTTAAAATGGCTAGATTGATTTTAGTGAACTTATACGGTAGAGAATTATGTTAACACACAAAGAATTTTACGTTTGGTTAGATGGGTATCTAACAGGTAAACTTGAGAATAAACACATCGATATTGTCCCGATAGTTGAAAAAATGGGGGAGGTAAGAGATGAGTTAGAAATTGATTGGGCTTCATTAAGAAGCAATAAAAAAACACCCCCATTTAACCCGGTAACAATGCCGTTTGGGGATAAGGATGATTTAGGTCATCCACCAAAAATTGTAATGTAATATGAAATTAAAAGAATTTTTAGAAGTCGCCTTATTAGGTAAAAAGGATAATCCAAATCAATATAATGAATCATTTGTTGATGAAACTTGTCTTTATGGTAATGAATTGGATAAATACAAAAACATCATTAAAGAATGTGATGAATTTGCTAAATGTGATTCGTTAGATATTTTAACAATGCCGTTGGTTAAGGGTAATGATGATAAAAGATACGCAGCTAACACTGTTAAATTATCTGATTTAATGGAATTTAAAGGTAGATGTTATCTATTATCATTGGGGTTAACTCCTGAAATGTATGACCCAAGTCGATTGATTAAACCCGTTAAGAATGGAGCGGCTATAGGACCTACTATATATGACCCAACTGATTTTACACCAAGAAAACATATCTTATTAACTTGGTCACCTGAAATGTCTCAAGATACCTCAAACGATAATGACGAGTTAACGTTAAGAGATGGTATGCATAAGCTATTAGATGATGTTTTAAACAATCCTGACGAATATAAAACTAAAGGACTTAGAAATGTTTTAGTGAGAGGTTTATTTGAAGTTATTGAAAATGATGATGACGTCGTAAGAAATGAATATGATGTTGATCTGACTAAAAATAAACCGGAGGAAGTGGGATATACGGTTTTTTATTTAGAAACAAATGTTGTTAAACAAGGTGAGGTTAATTTAGAGATAAAAAGTAAAATTATACCACCCCATTTAAGACGACAATTTATTGATGAGTACGGTGACAACCCAAGACTCATTACTTTAGAAATCATTGATGAGTTTTTAAGAGCACAAGAAGAAATCTCAATTAAAGGTAAACAATTAATTAGTGAGACATTACGTGATGTGGATGAACCTATTAGTGAAACGTCATTGGATAGATTACGTCGTATATTAACAAAAAATAAAGAAGTTGAGGATCGGATAAGTAAGTTTGAGAACTACGGCAGAAAAGTGAATTCGGATATGAAAAAATACAAACAAACTAAAAAATGATTAAAAAAATAGTACATTTTTCTGATTTACATATCAGACTATATAAGGATCACGACTTATATCGATCAATTTTGGAGTCCGCAATCGAACAATGGAAAGTATTATCACCTGACCGTATTGTCTTTACTGGTGATTTGGTACATTCCAAAAATCAGATGACACCAGAGTTAATTGAGTTTGTTGCTTGGATTTTAACTGAATGTGCTAATATCTCAAAAACTATCATTATACCTGGAAATCACGACTTTTTGACCAATAATATTGAAAGATTGGACGCATTAACGCCAATTATTAATTCATTAAATAACTCAAATATTGTTTATTACAAAGATAGAGGTGTTTATGAGGACGATAACGTTAGTTGGTGCGTTTACTCACAATATCAAGGAAATATCCCCCCCGACATTAGTGAAGCGAGGGGGATTAAAGTTGGTTTATTTCATGGTCCAATCGTTGGGTTAAAAACCGATCTTGGGTTTGAGTTCGGAGAAGAGGCATATGATATTGAAAAGTTTGATGGACTCGAAACCGTATTGTGTGGTGATATTCATAAACGAGCTGAGTTCCAAATTAAAGGGGGTAAAGGATATATGATAGGATCGACGATCCAGAACAACATTGGGGAAAGTGTCGGTAGACACGGTTATGGTGTGTACGATGTTGAAACTAAAGAGTATGGATATGTTGATTTGGACAACCCAAAACCATTTTTAAAGTTTGAAATAAAATCATTTGAAGATATTGAACATGGAACCGAATTACTCAAAAATCTTTAATAAAGTGACCCTCGATAGTGTCGATAGTTTTTGTAAACTAAACGGTATTGATGATATTGAGAATTTCATTAAGGGGACGTTCAATGATGGGTTCAACATAAAAAAGTATGGACTATTAGGTAAAACACTTAATGATGGTGAAAAAGACTTAAAAACGGGTGAAGTTGAAGAAAAACAAGTAATAAAGGAGGTGATTGTCGAAAAACGGGTGGAAGTTCCTGTTGAAGTGATTAAGGAAGTTGAAAAAATTGTTGAGGTTATTAAAGAGGTTACAGTTGATCGTATTGTTGAGGTAATTAAAGAGGTTCCGGTTGAAAAGGTGGTTATTAAAGAGATTATTAAAGAAGTGCCCATTGAGAAAGTTGTCACAAAAATAGAATACATTAGTGACAAAGAATCTGAAAACGAGTTGTTGTTTAAAATACAACAACTTGAACAAACTGTTTTCCAGTTAAATGATGATTTGGAGTCAGAAAGGCAAGAATTTTCCACTAAAACCCAAGAAATGGCAAATCTTTTCCAGGATGACATATCTAAAAAGGATGAAAGTTTAGACGAACTTAGACGGAGTTTAGATGTTAAACAAGACGACAACAAGTTAAAAATGTTACAAGACACCATCCAAACCCTTTCTTCGGAGGTTAGGGGACTTAAAAAGAAAAACGAAGATTTAGAGAATAAACTGTTAGATTTACCAAACCAACGTGGCGGGATTCCCGCCAAGTTTCATGGTGGTTCTAACCTAAACAATAATTTATACAAATAACATGAGTTTAATAATTTGGGCGGTAGTTGCCTATGGGATGACAAATATAATGGTTTACGGATCAATATTTAACGGATTAAGAGATAAAATCCATAACTGGGGAGAAAATGATAACTCATTTTTTCAACCGATGGGACATTTTTTATCGGGATTAATTTCTTGTGTTTTATGCATGTCCACGTGGATTGGATTTTTTCTATCGATGTGTTATTTTTCACCAAATGCGGATATTATTGGACTTAATAAAGGATTATCCGTATTTTTTGATGGTATGTTATCTGCAGGTTTCGTATGGGGAATAAATGCTGTGATTGAATGGTTTGAGGAGAATAGACCGAGTAATAATAAATAAAATAAAAATAGAATGGGAAAGGCATCAAAGGCTCATAGAGCGAAAGTAGCAAAAAGAAACACCGACTTGAAAGTGAAAGAAAAAAGAACGCAAAAGATTTGGCAAGAGGCGTTCGAGGAACAAATGAATGTGATGAGAGAGAAATATGCATCAATGTCAGGAGAAACAATGATGGGGTTATTAGATGATGTGGAAACCTCAGAAGAACAAACAACCCAAGAAGATAACGAATCAGTTGAACCTACTCAAGAAGATCAAACCGTTTAATTAGTTTAAAATGACAAAAGAAATCGATACTTCAAAGTTTGAAAACCCTTATATCCAAGTGGTTTGGGAAGATGTAAATGAGAATTTCACGCAAGACAGAATTAAAGGTGTAAAACATTATTTCCAAAAAAAATATAACACAACTAATGTTAATGTTATAACTAAGGTAAAAACTGCACAGGGAGAGACTGAACAAACTATTGACGTATCGGTTAATATCATGGACACTAACTACCAAGTTGAGTTGTTAAAACAATACTTGAATGGTAAGGGGTATGATGACTATTTGGATTCCATTTTATCACATAATAACATGGTTGAGAATAAGATGCGAGAAAACGAAACGGAAACGACTATATTTAAAAAATGGTATATTAAAAATATTGAGTTTTCTAATTTCTTATCGTATGGTGAAAACCAAAAAATTGATTTTGAAAAGTGTAATGGGTTGACTGTTATTGAGTCCTCTCCCCCGAATTTTGGCGGAAAAACGGTCCTTTCGGTTGATCTTCTAATGTTTTTATTTTTTAATGAAACCACTAAGACGACTAAAGCTGAAGAAATCTTTAATCGGTTTACTAACTTAGATACGGTATCTGTAAAGGGTGAAGTCACTATCGATGGGGAGGATTACATTATTGTTAGAAACATCGAAAGAAAGATGTCCAAAAAGGGTGAATGGAATGTGAAAACGGAATTGGACTTTTTCAAAAAAATGTCTGATGGTAGTTTACAAAATTTTACTGGGGAACAAAGAAGAGAAACCGAAAAATTCATTAAAGAGTCGATTGGAACTAAGGAAGATTTTTTAATGACGATACTAACAACATCAACAAATCTCGAAGACTTAATCGATGCAAAACCAACTGCAAGAGGACAAGTCTTATCGAGGTTTATGGGTCTTGAATTTTTAAAAAGAAAAGAGGAAGTTGCCAAGGCGATATACTCCGACTACTCAAAATCAATGTTATCGAACATCTATAACACCGAACAGTTAAAAACGGATAACGAAAACAATGAATTAAAAATAACGGAATTAAAGGGTAATGTTGAAACCTTTAAGGTGGAACTTCAAACTATCGAAGGTAACCTTATAAAGGGTAAAGAGTATCGTGACGATATGTTAGGAAAAAAACATACAGACATCGATGTTGAATTGAGTAGACTGGTACCTAGTGACGTTCAAAATGAGATATCAGGGTATGAATACCAGATTGAGCAAACCAATATCAAATCATCCGAATTAAAGGTTGTTGAACCAAAAGAATTTTATACTGAAGAGAATCACGATAAAGTAAAAGAAGAGTATAATATTGTCTTTAAAGATAAGATTCAGTTGGATACCATCATATCTGAAATTGAGAAATTAAAAAGTTCCGTTGATGGTGGGATTAAATGTGAGCACTGCGGAATTGATCTTATGAATGCGTCGATTACCCAATCTAAAATTTCTGAACTTGATGGTTATAACAATCAAAGAGACCAAATTTCGGGGGTAATTACCAATTTAATGGTTAAAGAGCAAGGGTTCACGCAACTTAAAAAGGATTTCGATGAGTATGAAAAAAACAAACTTATTAAAGAGAAATACGAAGCAACCATTGAAAATTATAACTTAAAAATTAATACCCTTAAAGGTAAGTTAACCGAGTACGATAAGATGTTGGATAAAATTAAATCTAACGAACAAATCGATGGGCAGTTAATAAAGGCGGGAATGAGACTTGAGGAATTAGAAAGACAAAAGACACAAAAACAGAATCAAATAAGTAGTGATGAATACTCGGTTAAAACTTTAGAGGAAAAAATTAAAACCAATTTAGGTAACATTATTAAAATATCTGAAGAGCAAGAAAAAGAGAGAATACATAAAATTTATTTGGAGGCTTACGGTAAAAATGGGATATCCAAAACCATCATGAAAACAATGATGCCATTAATCAATTCTGAACTTCAAAGACTTATGGAGGATAGTTCCTATTTTAAATTGGAAATAAGGATTTCAGATAAAAATGAGGTCGAATTCTTAATGATAGATAATGGTACGGGTGTTGAAAAATTAATGGTATCTGGGTCGGGGTATGAAAGAACAATAGCGTCTTTAGCTTTAAGGTCGGTATTAAGTAAAGTATGTTCACTACCAAAACCTAACATCGTGGTGTTTGACGAAATATTCGGTAAAATATCTAATGATAATTTGGAAATGGTGTCCGAGTTTTTCATTAAGATTAAAGAGTATTTTGATAACATATTTTTGATTTCACATAACCCGATGATTAACCAATGGGCGGATACGATAGTTAAAATCAAAAAAGAAGATAATATTTCACGAGTATATCAATAAAGTCGTTATATTTGTAAAGCAATTAATACTTAAAATGATATGGCAACAGTAACAGGACAAACAATAACTCAATTAACTTTATCGGTTAACGAAAAGGATGTTGAGAATAGTTACAGACAATATTTCACAAGAAAATTCTCAGATATGATTTTTACATCACCATTTTCCTGTGATGGATTAGGTGAATCAAAAAGTCAGAAAATTAGAGTATTGACAGAATTTAAAGATGAATTAAATCTTTTAAGTAAATCCAACCAAATAAAAGTTTTGGCTCAAACAGTTTATTATATAAAAAAGTTTGAACTTGCAGGGATAATGTTACCAACAACCGTTTTTGTTGGTGATAGAAACGAATGTTTTGTTATTCACGCAAATGATTTATTTAAATACCTATCTATGGATTTGGATTGGAGTACTGCTCCGTCAAATGCTCACAAAAACTTGGTATTGGTGAATGAAATGATGTTGGACGAAAATATTAATCCACACATATTCTCAATTCATAATATTGACAAATGTATTGTAAAACTTAAAGATTTAACTGATGGTGTCACTAGATTAATACCGATTACACCGATTAATATTACTGAAGTATTTTCTTACTTTGAAAAAAATGTATTGGGTAAACATAGTTTGAATACAAACCAACTCGCTAATCTTTTTGTTCAGATTTTAATTAATCCTGACGATAATTACCTACATCCCGTTAAAAAAAGAAAAACTATTGTAACAAAATCGTTTAATGAGGTACCGGTAAAAACGAAAGAATCGTTTAGTTCGTTTTTTAGTCACTTTTCCAATGAGTATAGTCCTACACAAAAAGAGGATCTTACCGCGGTTGTTGATAGGTTAATCGAAGATATTACAAGACGTAAACAAGGTGAATTTTTTACACCAGCATTATGGGCCAATAAAGCTCACGAATACATCGCTTCCGTATATGGTGAAGATTGGAAGGAGAAGTACGTTGTGTGGGATCCGGCTTGGGGTACGGGGAACTTAACACGTGGATATAAATTTAAGGAGTTGTATGTGTCCACGTTGAATTATTCGGATATTCAAACGGCCAATCAGATGGGGTATAATCCTGAAGCGGTTAAGTTTCAGTTTGATTTTTTAAATGATGATTATGATTTTTTACCGAAGGGTTTGAGAGATGCGATTGAGGGTGGGAAGGGGATTATCGTCTTGATGAATCCACCTTATGGGTCTGTAAATGATTTCCAAAACATTAAACAAGACGGAGGACAATCTAAAAATAAAATTGAAGATACGGTAATTAAAACCCAAATGAATCAGGATCAAATGGGTCTTTGTGTTAAAAATTTATATACCCAATTTATTTATCGTTTGAGTAAAATTGGGAATATTAATATATGTGTTTTTTCGCCACCTTTAATGTATTCTGGTATTGACTTCAAAATATTTCGTGAAAAGGTTTTAAATAAATACGAATTTAAAGGTGGGTTCATTATGAATTCATCCCAATTTGCGGATGTAAAAAGTTGGGGATTAACATTTTCTGTTTTAAAAGTAAAGAAATAATTATGGAATATAAATTTGACATATTAGAATCAAAACCAATCACTAATGAGATTATAAAAAATGGTGATAAAAAAATATATAATGTTGATGGGAATATTACCGCATCAACATGGGTTAGACAAGAAATAAAAGGTAAAAAGTGTAACCTTGACCACCCAAAGTTAAGTTCTGCGCTATCAGTTAAACAAAGTGGGTATAGTAAACTATGTGAAGGGTCATTTGGGTATTTTTATAATAACGGAAATAATGTTTATTATAACGGAACAAATGTTAGTATGTTTACGTCTTGTTTTAGTGGGAAATCGGGGTTACCGATAATACCTGAAAATTTTATTAAAGTTAGTTCTATGTTTTCGGCTCGTAAATTAATTGAGACTAACTGGATTAACTGTAAAGACGAATACTTAGCACCAAACGAAGAACACGAACAATACCACCAATTCACGAATGACAGTGTTGTATATTCATTATTTAATAACTCAAGTCAACAATCCAGCCTTCGTCAAATCACATATAAAGGACAACTATGGGACATTAAAAACGAATTTTTTTGGATGTCAAAAGAAGAAATGACGGAACTCGCAAATAACAACAACTATAATGAGTTATATGGTGACGCAAGAACTGACAAAAATAGATACGTTCACACCCTACTATTCGGTGAACAAAACATATACGAACGACTATCACCTGACGCTAAAATAGTGTTAGATAAGGCGACAGAACTTGTTAGAATGTCAATGACAATGAGAAGTCACTTCGCTGACGATCATAACCACCTTAATAGTTGGGATGCTGGTTACGCACAACTTAAATTGGTATGGAAAGAGTATTTCCCAGAAGAATTTAAAGAATTTAGACAATTATATAAAAATTTGGAAAATAGAATGAGACCTTTAGTTTATGAACTTGGATTTTTATTAAAATAATACGTGGGAAATACTAAAAAAGTGTATATATTTGTGTCACACTTTTAAAACGAAAAAACAATAAAAAGGATTAATAAAATATTTATTTATAGAATATGTTTGGGATTGGGGAAAAAATATATAACTTTGTAGTATATCTAAAAAACAAAATGGCGAGAAGCAGAAAACCAAAAAAGAATCCATCATATATGTTATTCATATATGGAGATTTTAGTGAATCTGAGAACTTAATACAAGAATTGTCAGGTCAGATGTTAACGTTAGTTAGTTCACCATTTTTAAAGTACACGTATGGTGAGTTCGGTGTAGTATTTCACTTTAGGAGTGACGAATTATTTTCAGAGTTAAAGGAATATGTTGACATGGTATTAAATGATATTACTGATCAGTATTTCTTAATAGAAACCACCCCAAGTGGTGTAGATATTAAAATGACGAAAAAATTAAAAAAAGATTTTTTAAACGTTGATGATGACGCAAAAAAAGAAGAAACAAAAACAGGAGAAATAAATATAGAATTAAAATTAAACGAAAGAAGAGAAGAATTGAGAAATTTTACGTTTGAGTTCCTAAATCCAGAGGACTTTGGGATTATAGATCAAACGGATAAAATGATTAAAATTGTGGAACCCACAGTAGACGAGATATTAGAGAAAATTACAGAGGAAGGAATAGAATCATTAACAGAAACAGAAAAAGAAATACTAGACAATTATGGGAAGAGAAAAAATGGAGGGAATTAAAATGTCAAATCCTTTAAACCAAGACGAGATTCAAATTTACTTAAAAGACATCAGAAAATTAAAAGTTATGACACCTGAAAGAGAAAAGGTGTTAGCCGTTAAGATGATGGGTGAAGATTGTTCAGAAAGAGAAAAGGAACTTGTCCATAAGGAACTATTGGAAGGTAATCTAAGATTTGTTATCACTGTGGCGAAGCAATATCAGAATCAAGGGGTGGATTTATCTGATTTGATTGCTGAGGGGAACTTTGGACTTATGAAGGCGATTAAAAATTTTGATTGGAGTAAAAATAACAGGTTCATATCATACGCGGTTTGGTGGATTAAACAATCGATTCTACAGTCTCTGAACGATAATTCAAGAACAATAAGATTACCGGTGAACGTAATACAAGAAATGCAAAAAGAAAAAAAGGCAAACGAGAAAACTCATAATGATCTTTCAGACAAATTTGCAACACTACCAAAAATAATTGATTTGGATATGCACATAAACGAAGATGGGGACACATTGGTTGACATAATAAAAAACGAAAATGTGGAATCACCCGACGAGATATTCTCAACCAAAGACGCCCTGAAACAAAAGATGATTAATATAATGTCAGTTTTGGATGAAAGAGAACGAGCAATAGTTGAAGACTACTACGGCATCACTGGAACACCAAGAACATTGGAGGACATTGGAACTGATTTTTCTTTAACAAAAGAACGTGTAAGACAGATTAAAGAAAAAGCACTTCGTAAGTTAAGAAACGAATGTTCAGATTTATTTGAATATTTAGGATAAAATGTTTGGTGGATTAATATATTCGCCATATATTTGTAAGACAAACAAAAAGGGTTGAACCGAGATTACCCTTATAACTCGGCGGGATGGGACACGAAGAGCCCTGGGTGAAAATCCTCAATCTTACTCGAGCGGTAAGATGAAACTACACTCCCCCATTGGTACCAGTGGGGGTTTTATTTTTATACCGAAATTACTATCTGATCACGACCAACAAAAAAGTCATCCGATTTCATAACCGTTTTAACGAAAATGTTAAACTCATATGGTGATACCTCCTCCAAAATTACGGGGATATTAAGTGACGTGGATTTTTCTTTAATGATAAATTCAACACCATCATAAAGTTCACCAATAACTATATATTGGACGATAGTGTCTTTTGATTTCTCAACTGCACTTAAAATATCATAATCCCTAATAGGATCACCCTGGTGTCTATTTTTTCTATGTTCGGCATGTGATTTCATACCTTGAACTGCACCACGTTTATACCCCAAATTAAAAATTATGGTAAGGTTCGCCCTTATCTGTGCAATCTTTTTTTCTAGTAATAAATTTTTCAGTATACTCTCTCTTAATGATGTCATTGTTACATTACCTTTATTATAAGTATTTATTAATTATAGTTTAATATTATGAAAGAGAAATTTTTACCTTGGTTTTTATTGTTTTGTGCTTTAGGACTGTCAGGAACTGCCGCGTATTATAGTGTTGTCGGGTTGTCTATAGTGTTTGTTGGGGTGGCGTTACCCGTAATAATAATGGGATCATTCCTTGAAATATCCAAGATTGCAATTGCCACGTATCTCCACGATAAGTGGAAAGACACGTACGGAGCGTTAAAGATATATCTAACACTTGCCCTTGTGACGTTATCACTTATCACCTCATTTGGGATTTATGGGTTATTGAGTACGGGATTCCAAGGGAATATCGCAAAACTCGAAATCAATGAAAAGAAAGTTAAAAATGTTGAGGTTAAAAAGAAACGTTTTGAGGAGGTAAAGGTGGAACTAACTGGTGAGAAAAACACATTAGATAGCGACATTACCAAATTAAGAGATGGGTTATCTAATAACACCACCACACAATCTGTTGATAGAAAAACGGGACAGATTGTAACAAAGGCAAATAAAGATAATAGACGTTCATTTGAAACCCAACTATTACAAGCCCAAGTAAGACGAGACACATTAGCCAAAAGAATTGATAACATGAATGATAGTATCACTAATCTTGATGTTAGTATTTTAAATATGGAATCTGAAGAAATCTCTGGTAGTGAATTGGGAGCATTGAAATATGTTAGTGAATTACTTGGTTGGGACATTAAAAAAACTGCAAATCTCTTTATAATGATTCTAATATTTGTGTTTGATCCATTGGCGATAACGTTAGTGATTGCCACAAATCAGGCGTTTAAGAAAAAAAAGAATCGAGATAATACCGACCAAGTTACCGAGCAAGTTGAACCAATCATCATTGAAAAAATAGTTGAGGTACCTGTTGAAGTTATTAAGGAGGTTGAAAAAATTGTTGAGGTTGAAAAAATAGTTGAAGTTGAAAAGATAGTCGAAGTTGAAAAGATTGTTGAAGTTGAAAAGATTGTTGAAGTAATTAAAGAAATTGAAAAGATTGTTGAAGTACCAGTAAAAAAAGATGTCCTACCGATAGAGGAATATTTTGAAAGAGATGATTACCACAAAACGGATAATATCGAAAAGAACCCAATTGAAGACAATATCAACGAAGTGATAATACAACCGAAGAGGTTATCTTATTCAAATAGAAATAGTAATGACGGAAAATCTATACGTATTAACAGATTTTAACCCAATCGGGACATCTGATAAAAAAACAAGAATAATCCTTACCGAAACAAAAAGGGACTATAGAAATTATATCCGATCGTTAAAGTATCGGTATAATAAAAAAAACCCATATTTACCAAATTATGTTATAACTAAAGAGGGTGGGATTTACAACATCATGCCCCCTGACAATTATTCAAACTATATGGATGATGAGGAGATAAATAAAACGTCGATTATTATTTCTTTGGAGAATTTAGGGTGGTTAAAAAAAAATGCACTTTCAGATACGTATGTTAACTGGATTGGTGATATTTATAAGGGAAAGGTGTTTGAGAAAAAATGGAGAGACTATTTTTTTTGGGAACCCTATAATGAAGAACAGATTATTGCTTTATCAAAATTAATAATTGAACTTTGTGATAAATTTAATATCCCTAAAAAAACTTTAGGGAACAATGTCAAGTATGACGGAGTTGAAAATTTTAAAGGAGTGGTTACCAAAAGTAACTTCGATTTTATTTATAAAGATACGAACCCATCATTTGACTTTAAACTTTTAAATGAATTATTAGAAAATGACTAACGAATACGACGAATTAAAATCTCTTTTAAAGAAAACGAGAATATTAATGGAACAATCCACCATTAATAATATGGCTAAAAGTATTGAGAACAATATAGACTCAGACGTGGAGAAAGCTGAAATTGATACTGATGACGTTAAAAAAGATAAATCTAAAACGTATCGTATATCTGGTGGACTCTTAACTCTTCATGGTAAAGATAAAAGTGATTTAGAATTAACAACAGAGGAAAAAACATGTTATCAGGAAACGATGGATGAGTTCGTTTCCGATGTATCTGATTTATCTGATTTTGGGGTTCTAAAGGTATACCATAACGAAGTACAATGGAGTGGTAAGGTTATTGATTTTGATTTGGAGTTTTTCTTTTCTATAGGAGAAAACAATGGGGTGTACGTTAATGGAGACATGATTAAATTGGACGATAAATTAACTGAGTTGATTACCAAACTAACCTCTTTTTATGAAAAATTTAAAACAAAGTGGGCTAAAGTGATATCACTAAGAAGAAAATCAATAACTACAGAAAACTAGAATGAAAGATTTTATAACATATAATTTTAAAAATATATTAATAGTTATTGGGTTTCTGTTACTATTATTTTTTTTAGTTAGAATTTTTAGTAAAACGAATGATAATTCAGAGTTAGTAAAATACAAATTAGAAAAATTAGACGAGGAAATTGGTAAGGTTAAAGAACTGCAAAAAGAATTTAGGGATTCGATTAGTAGTTACAAAAAGGATATCAAAAAAATTGACGAGAATATAACTAACATTAAAATGCAAAGAAACGTAACAAATAATTATTACGATAAAAAAATAGACGAACTTAAAATGTTGGACGCTAAAAAAGTTGATAGTCTATTAAGAAAACGATACAACTATTAATATGAACAAAACTATACTATTATTTTTTTTATTGATTAGTACTAACTTTTTTTCACAAAAAATAGACAGTACCCAAATATACTTCCCATATACTGTGGGGAGACAAGTCCTATTAGATTTAAATGAACTTGATAGGACTAAAGAGTTACTTATATCATCAAAAAATGAAATAATAGAATTAGAAAAGAAAGTACTGAAACAGGATAATGAAATAAAATCTTTAGAATTGATTGATAGTACAAGTCAAATTTTAATCATTAAAAGTGATGAAAAATTTAAAATAGTTGAAAAAGAAAATAAGAAATTAAATGACGACATGGGCAAATTAAAAACTAAAAACACCATTATTGAAGTAATATCGGGAGCGTTAGTTGTAGCCATAACCTATTTATCAATATTCAAGTAATGGCATTTACACAAAGTGAAAAAGGCGAAATAGAATCTTTAGTTAGAAAAGAGATAAAAGACTTTTTGGGTTCTAACACATTGAAGCAATTTGAAAAAAGTATGATTGATAATGTGAAAAAAGAAATACAAAAAGGGACACTAAGAGGGGATATTACCGAATTCATATCTAAAGCATTTTATGAGTTTTATTATTTAATGTGGAGACAAAAGGCGACATGGGAAAGTTCAATTAAAAACATAAAGATATGAATAAGAAGGTATTAGATAAATTAATTGAGCAGGCTTTCAAAGAAACTACAGAAGCAACAGGGTCAGGTTCTGCTGGTGGGTTTAGTGGACCAGCGTTTAGTATGTGGTCTGAGGATGATGAAGCTAAGTCTGAATATAAGAAAAAAGAGGAGGTTGAGGGTGAGTTTAAAGAGGCGACGTCGTCTTCGTCTGTTGGGGCTTACGACGCACCAGGATTCCAAGACGTTAATATGAGAGGTAATACTTTAAAAGGTAAAGGTACTTCTTGGAGAAAATCACAAATACCGGGAGGATCATTTGTTAATATTGACCCAAAATGTAAAAAGTTCCCATATTGTAGTCAAGGCGACAGTAAAGATAAACCGGTTAAATTGAGTAAATCAGAACCAAAAAGGGTAAAAAAACGTAAAAATTCACCAATGAATGAAGCGATTTATAATGTATCATTAAGGACTGGTTTATCTGAAGAACAAATAAAAAAAATAATATTATCGGTAATCGATAATACTTTATGATTTTAAAGATATTTATTAAGTATGGATAGAGAAATATTAAATATAGTAAATAGAGTGTTATCTGAGGAGATAACGGGTAGAATTAAAAACGTTAATAATAAAATTTTTGAATCTGATGTTATGAAAAAACAAATGTGTTCTGAGTGTGGTAGTAAAATGATTGAAGGTGAATGTAATGAGTGTGGATATGGATCCACAGAAATGGGAGAAACGTTACACGGAAAGCAATATAGAATAGATAAAAATAAAAATAATAGAATAGATAGAGAAGACTTAAAAATGTTGAGATCTAAAAAAACGACTAATAAACATAGTGATGAGTTAGATGAGAACGATTGTGTCGAATGTGATAAGGGAGCTATGTATGAATTAGATATGAATGAATCCACTGGAGACAAACTTTATTTTTATGAGTCTGAAATGATTGATATGATTGAAACTATCGTCTTAGAAGAGAAGAAAAAATCAAAAAACAAACCAAAAGGTAAATCTAAAAACCCAATAAAATTAACAAAAGACAATCAAGATAAGTCTAAAAAACAAAATGACGATTATATTGAAAGTGTTGTTAAAAAAATGAAAGGATACCTTAAAGATGGTTCTAAAGGTAAGTATGAAATGAATCCTAAACATTTTCCTAAAGGAAACGGAGAATTGGAAGTGATGGATAAAATGGCTTACATACCATCAAACGCAGTTAAAGATTACACGGATAATTACACCGCAGCCGGGTTGGAGAACATAGATTTTAAAGATGGTATAAAACCAGATGAAGAATGGATGGATGACTTGGTGGTTGGTTCTTCTAGAACAGGTAATAATCCTGATTGGGCAAATGCTGTCGAAACCCCGGTTAACCAGAAACGAAACCAAATTAGAAAAGATAATTTACTATCAAAATTAAAGGCTAAAGCGTATAATAAAGCTCCACAACCTGTTACTGACGTTACTGGAAGTAAAACAGATAAAGCATCTAAAGTATTGATTAATTTAGAATCTATTGAAGATAAAAAAATTATTAGTGATATTGAAAAAATGAAAAATTTATTTCAAAATATTAAAAAAACACAATAATTAATACTTTCATTTTATTCAATACGCATTACTATTAGATTATGAAATCCGATAATAATATGGGACGTTTTTTTGATTGGTTGGCAAAACCAATGAGCCAAGAAGATATTACTGCTTGGTATTTAGCAAATAACATAACGCCCGAACTAACAGAACTCTTTAGAGACTTTTGTTTATCTTTTTTAAGCCTACTTAACGATACGTATTTAGGTGATGATTTTTCTGAAAATCAGGAAACTAAAATAGGTATGACTACAGAACAAAAGCAAGAACACTTTAAGTGGTGTTGGAAAAAAACTGCAGAAAATTTTAGTAAAGAAAATATCGACTTTAAATTTGGGGAACAAGACTCTGAGGTTTTTGAGGGTTTCTTCTTTGAGATATTTTATAATCAAAAAGATTTTGAAATTAAAGGGGCGATAAATGACTTCTTTAAACAAATATTTGATTATAAGTTTAAAAAAACTAAGTCCGACATTGAGATTTTTACAGACATATATAAAGTTTTGGAAAGATCACTTAAAAAGTGAAAAATACATTTACAAAGATAAATAAATGAATATTATATATAATAAAATTAAATTTTAACAAAAATATGGAAACTTTAGAACAGATTAAAACATTGGTAGATACACTAACAGCTGAGACTACTAAATTTTACGAAAAGAAAAATAAATCTGCAGGTACGAGAGCTAGAAAAGCGGCACAACAACTTAAAGATTTAATGCAAGTATTGAGAAAAGAGATATTAGCAGACACAAAAGAAAATGAAAATGATTAATATAGTAGACACGGTTTTAACGTTCTTATTTATATTCTCAACCATATCTTTGGTTAGGTTAGGTGTTAATTTTTTAAAGGCATTACTGTCCAACCCACCAAAACCGTTTGAGTTTGAAAAATACGAAACAATGATGTATGGTTTATTCGTGTCTTACATAATCACTTACTTAATTAATTTTTAATATGATTTTTAGCCAATTTATAAATAAAACAAATAAATACCTTAAATCGGTTAGGGTATTAAAAAACTACGTGAGTTTTGACATGATATTTCCGAGTAGTTGGTTATTACCTAAGAAATTTCCAGAAGGGGTTGAAGTTCTACAAAACGAGAGTCAAGAAAGTATTTTAATAACTTCGTTTGTTTGTGAAAATAAACAAACCCTTATAGACGTTTTAGAATCGACTATGGATAATATTATAAAGAGTAATATCGAAAGAGAAGAAAAGGAAAGATTATTTAAAACTAAGGTACAGGAGTTAAAAGGTATATTTGAAAATCAAAACCTTGAAAACTTAAAAGGTTTAAAATTTGACATCGAGGAACTAACTAAATTTATGAAAGATGAGGAATCAGAAATCAATAGCGGAGTTGCAGAAGCAACTGAAAATGTTTAAAGACGAGGAACAAATAACTAAAAAATTCTCAGAGGATTATAAAAATAAAGTCTCTGAAGAAATAAAAAAGTTCAACCCGAAGGATATTAAAAATACACTGAGCGTCGAGGAAAAATTTACAACATGGCAAAGAATATTGAGGACTTTAGGGGTGAGTTAAGTAAAATTGCTCAATCTATCGAAATATTAGAAAATACATTCATTAAACAAGGTTTAGACGAAATAAGGGTATCTTTGAAAGAGGATACCTTTAATGATTTAATGATTGAGCTAAACAATAATATCAAAGACGATAAATGTATTGTTTCAATTGGAAATACTAATATTATCTTTTCGAAAAAGTAGTTTTTAATCTATATAATCTTTTTTTCTCAAACCCCTTCTCCTCTAATACACCATATATCCATTTTCTTTGTGCTGTAGACACGTCTCTAACAAAAATACCATCACTTCTACCGACACTAATAAAATAATCCTGTAGAGACTCTAAAAATCTTATAGACTCGTCTTTGTCCTTCAAAGAAAAAACACTAACATCTGAATTGATTTGTATACAAATTTTATTATTTAATGTGAATATGCTTTTTAAATCTTTTGTTTTACAATAGGTTTTAACAAGACTTAGTAATGTGATTTTAGATTTATTCTGCCAGTCGTATATGAGTTCCTCAGTATAATACTTTTCTATTTTTAAAAAAACGTACTCTGGGTTTTCTAAATTTACCGGGACATTCCTACCTAAATCATCCGTTAAAAATAAACTATTTTGAATTTTAGTCTTATTTGTTAAAATTGCCAACTCATAGTTTGATTCTTCCGCATTTTCTATTAACTTTGGAAATAAAACCGAACTACTTTGTTTAACAAGTTCATTGAATTTATCTAACGAACGTTTTTCTGTACGGTAACGTTTGATAATTTTTCTTTTTTTCCTATTTTTAAATAAAACTATTAAGAAATCCAATTGCATGAAAAATTACTATGAAATTTTAGGTGTTGACGAAAAAGCAACACAAGCCGAAATAAAAAAAGCATATAGAAAATTAAGTAAACAATATCATCCAGATGTAAACCCTGACGGTGAAGAAAAGTTTAAAGATATTTCTGCGGCGTATGACAATATTGGAGATCCCAATAAGAGAAAAAATTACGATAATCAAAAAAGCAATCCATTTGCTGGTATGGGTGGGGGATTTGATGTTAATTCTATGTTCGAACAAATGGTGAACGGTAATAGACAGAGACAACCAAAGGCTCCTGATAAAATTTTAGAGATAGTATTAACTCCAGTTGATAGTTTTTTTGGCGTTAAAAAAGACATAGACTACGACGTATATTTAAAGTGTGATCCATGTGATGGGACTGGTGGGGAAAAGACTGGTTGCGCCACCTGTAAAGGTAGAGGGGTAGTCATCCAAATTTTTGGTACTGGTATGTTTAGACAACAGGTCCAAATGAATTGTAATTCCTGTAATGGGCAAGGATCAATACTTAAACGTAGATGTGAATCATGTATTGGTAACGGGGTAATACCAAGCAAAGAAAAATTAAATGTGGATATACCAAAAAATGTTGATAACGGTGATCATATGAGAGTTAGACTTAGAGGCGATTATTACCAACAATCCAAAATGAGAGGAGACTTAATTTTAAAGGTTACCATCAACAATACCGATAAATTTGAAAAAATGGGTCTAGATCTTATTTTAAAGATGAAGTTAGATGTATTAGATTTAATTGTTATGGATGATTTAGAAGTCGAACATCCTGAAGGTAATTTAAAAATAAAAATGCCACTTAATTTTGATTCTGATAAACCATTAAGGATGCCGAATAAAGGGTATACTATTGATGGTAATAGAGGACATTTTTATTTAAAACTATCCGTTAAAAAGGACGGGAATGTTGATGATACTATTAAAGATGAGATTAGAAATGTTTTAAAACAAACTAATTAGATATTCAGCTATTTTAATTGTACCGTATATCGATGTACCAAACATATATACTGATATTACTAAAATACCTTTTTGAGTTTTAGATAGTGGGTCCTTACATGTCTTACATCCGCTCACTTTAGTTGGTCCTTCATTTTCTTTTAATTCGTTTTCCATGGCTTTTTTATAAACATAATTATTATAAGTTGACATATAAATAAAAAATAATTATTTTAAATAAATTTATTGGTTGGGGGATAGAAATTTAAAGGGGGGGACATACTACTGATAACTTGTTTTTAAAAGGAAAAAGATTATACTTAATAAGATTAATAAATAAGAAATAAAATAAATAACATGGCATTGAGTTATATTGGTGGTAAGAGTAAGATTGGAAAGTGGATTGTACCTTTCTACGATAAAGATATGGAAACGTATGTGGAAACGTTCGGGGGGATGTATTGGTGTTTCTTTAATATGGACTTGAAACAGTTCCCCAACCTAAAGAAAGTCGTTTACAATGACTTTAATCCACTTAATTATAACTTGTTCAAATGTATTCAAAACCCCACAAGGTTGTTAGAGGAAATAAACTCGATTCCTTGTCAGAAGTTCGGGGAGGAACCAACACCACCAATATATAAAGAACAGTTTGTAAGGTTTCAGGCTGAAATTTTTAATGAAGGTTTCAGCTTAGAACCTGGCGATTATGAAGTTGCCGCTAAATACGTATATGTGCTAACACAAGTATTTAGTGGTTCTAAACCTGAAACAAGTTCGTTTATTGATTTGAAAGGGAAGTATAAGTCAAAATACTTAACGTTTAGAGATAAACTTTCTAAACCTGATTGGATTGAACACTTTTTAAAAATCACCCACGTTGAGAATATGGATTTTGCTGACGTGATTAAAAAGTATGATTCACCAACGACATACATTTATTTGGATCCACCATATTGGAAGACAGAAAACTACTATTCGAACCACGATTTTGATAGAGAGGATCACGAAAGATTGGCTATTTGTTTAAAAGATGTGAAGGGTAAGTTTTCCTTATCGTATTATGATTTCCCATTATTATCTGAATGGTTTCCCAAAGATCAATACTCTTGGGAGAAAAAAGAATTCGCAAAAGCGGCGGCAGCAAAAAAAGGAACAAAACAAAATATGGGAGAGGAATTATTAATAATGAACTATTAAATAACATTTTTCTTATATTTGTGATATTTATTAATAAAACTATTTAAAATGGCTATTAGATTTACAGACATCCTAAGAGATTTGATAATTGAAAACGCGAGATTTCAAATCCTTTTAGACAAATACGCAAAACCTTCAAAGGAGAAAAAGGCGGCAATATCCTTCAAAACGTTGTTTAAGCTCATCGCGGCTGACCCAACGACAAGAGTACCGAATGGTATCGATCCTGATAATGTGAGTCAAAAAGACATGGACAAGGTAAAAATTGGAAAGTATGTTCAATGGATACTTAAAAATTATATACAACCTGATGTTGAGTTTGATCCTAATGGTCAGGCGATGGAGGATTTGTATACGGTTACTTCTGATTTAATGAAGTATGAAAGATTTAAAAATAGAATTCCAGAAGAGTTTAGAGATATTAATAAGTTAACACCGGCGACATTATACGATCAAGTTAAAGATTTTTCATTAGAAAAAACTAAGGCAAGTAAAGAAGAAAAGGCTGAAGCGTCAGTTACATACCAATACCCTGGAGCTGAAATCGTTTATCGTGGAAGTCAATGGACGGTTGCTAGAATCGAGGATAAAGGTGAGTTAGGTAAGAAGGCGGCGTGTTTTTATGGTGGAAACCATTTGGAGCCATCTAAGGGTGAAACAAGATGGTGTACATCATCCCCTGGACTTACATGGTTCGAAAGATACATCGCTAAAGGACCTCTTTATGTGGTTATACCAAATTCTCCACAAGCGTTTACTAGTAGCATGGATGTTGGACAAAGTTCAGGACTTCCAGCTCTTAGATACCAATTCCATTTCCCTGATAATCAGTATATGGATCCTGCCGATCATCAAATTGACTTGGTTGAATTCTTAAACAAACAAGAGCCAGGACTTAAAGAGTATTTTAAACCTGAGTTCATGAGTGGACTGACATCTAAAAACGGGAAAAAAGTTACAGTTAACTATCCTGGAGATTCAGCATCTAAATTCATCGCTCTATATGGTTTTGATGATTTCTTCGATACTTTACCTGAAAACATTGAAAGACTTGAGTTCACCAAAAAAGGTGGGGAACCGTTATCATTGGTGATTCCAGATACTATCGGTAAGTTTAAAAGCTTAACTGCGATACACTTAGTTGGATGTGTTAGTGAAATACCTGAATCGCTTTGTAGTCTTGAAAAATTACAATTCCTTTCATTACCTGAGAATCCAAATATGAAACCATTACCTGCTTGTTTGGTTAATTTACCAAGATTAACGGTACTTAATATGAAAGGTAGTAATCCTAGCACGTCGATACCTGATGATTTAAGAAAGAAAATGGATTCTGATGATAATTTCCATTTATTTGCTTAAGGTTATTTGTAATAACCAAAATGTTTAGTATTTTTGTTTAAAGTTTAAAAATTTTGGGAATGAGTTTAGAAATTGAAATATACATGAGTCAGTTTAAAGGGTTTTTTAGTAAAAATCCTGATCAATTGAAAATTCTAATAGGTGACGTTGAACCGGAATCTTTTTATGTTAAAATAAGAGAAACCGTAGAAAAAAATGTCACAGAAGAAAAGTCCGTCGAACCAACAAGAAAACAAATTCTTGAAATTCTAGTTGAAATAAATAGTGGTGTACCTGTCGACGAAAAAAAGTTAATGAAATTGCCCTTTATGGAGCACCGTATGGGGTTAATCTGTTTGAATTAGTAATCTTTTAATTATACGTTTTATGTCAGATGTGACAACACTTTTTAAAAAACAACAAGTTATTTATACAACTGAGGTTTTTGAGAATTACAACAAAATACCAACAGTAAAAAAAGATAGTGATCCGATGGATATCTTTACTCATGTTTCAGCAACCCCTATACGATCGTTCGGGACATTCACATTGAAGTATACAACTCATGACGAAAACCTTTTTTTAGAAAACTACGGAACACCATTGGCTAGTGTACATATGAGAAGAAAAACCTTAGTTATTGAGGAGACCGAAAATAAAATCGCACTTAAAATTTATAGTTATAATAATATTAGAGACGTATCAAAAAGATTTTTTAGAGTTAGACGTGAAATTAGTTATCTGACATTCAACATTAAAAGAAAAACATTTTATTCGGGAATACTTAGACTTAAAAAACGAGCTAAAGTTGGATCTAAAATGTCCATGTATAGAACCGACTTAAATACTATGGAGGTTATTAACAGTTTACGTTATTTTAATATGGACCCCAACCCTAACTATAGTACTAATCCCCTCTATGATGAGGTGACTAAAATATTTTTAGATAGGGTTGCTGAGAGAATGGACGTTAAGTTTGATAATGAAGATATGTTGCCAGAGGATAAATTCTATCAGTTGTATTTGAAATTCTCAGGAATTAAATACCCAGACGCATTCTCTAAGTTCAAATCATACTACACACCAAAAAAAGAAATTAGGGAAAGTGGGAATAATCTGGTTACTTGGTTCATGACTAAAAATAAGTTTAAAGGAACAAAAATCAGAACGTTATTAAATAAATATAATAATGTTGACTTGCGAGGGGTTAATGAATTTTATAGTCTACTAGGACAAGACTTATTTAATAAAGTTAATAATGAGTGCTTTTTAAATGACACCGCCATAGGTGAGTACTTTAATGGGGTATACACTACACAAGTTTATGATTTAAGTAAAAAGGAACGTGAAAACATTGTTAAAATATTAAACACAACAACCACCAATACGTTATTAAACTCTTTATATGATCACATCCAATATAAATCATCCTTAGCTCGATATGGTGAAAACGTTAAAATTTTAGCAACTAACTACGATGATTACGTTGTTGAACATACAGAATGGTCGACGATTGTGCAATCTTATCGAACTGGTGTGGTTAATCGATTCTACGGTGATGATGCGTATTTGATTGAAAAACCAATTATTCATGATGGGGAAACATATTACCCCGTACTACTAAAAACGACAGAACAATACGAGTGTGAGTCTATGATTCAAAATAACTGCGTTAGAACTTATAGTGAGAAACCTTATTGTTTTATTGTGTCTTTAAGAAAGGGGAATGTGAATGGTAATGACAGAGCTAGTGTTGAGCTACGATACTCGAAAGACGGACTTAAGGTTATGCAAAAACTAGGTAGATTCAATAAACCACTTACAGATGAGTGGATATCACCAATTAACGAATTGGAAGGGTTCGCCAAGTATCTTTATGGTAAAGACATCATAAAATTACCATTAATGGAGAAAAGATTTCCAAATGGTAAGGTGGTTAAAACACTGTCTATATTTAAAAATGATGACATGATTAAAAATATGTACCCGGTTTGGAATAATGGTAATTGTGCTTTACAAGAGAATATGGTGGATTATAATCTATTAGACGATTTTTGATATGGAAGAAAAAAAAGATTTTATACTACCTAACTACATAACGGAGATATATGAGTCGTCCTTTACTATTTTACCATCTATTATACAAACAAAAAATATAACAAAGGAAGGTATTGATGAATTGATAAAAAAAAATAAATTAGTTTGGTATCGAAAGTTTTTTGACGGCAACAAGTTATTTAATTTAGAGGGGTTATTAATGTATGGGACTAAGATGGATATGATTTATTATGAAAAAGTGGGGGGAGAAAGTGTCTATACTTTATATATTCTAACAAATGGGGAGAATGATGAGATGATTTCCTTTTTAATAAAAAGTCTAAATAAATTCAATACAATCGATTAATATGAAAGTTGTTATTTTATACACAATGAAGGGATGTCCTTATTGTACCATGATTAAAGAAGAGTTAGAAAAATCAAACATTGATTTTTTAGAAAGAGACATTGACGAATATGAACAGGAATATGATGAATACTCAAAACTAATAGAGAATGAATATATACCCGCGTTTTTACTTCTCACTCTTGATAATGAAGATAATCCAAACAATATTAAATTATACGCCCCCGAAAGAGATTTCCAGGATATCCACGAGGGCGTTGAAATGGTTAAGGGGTATTTAAAATAAAATTAAATCGCCAACCATATTTAATTTTTTCCAAGGCGCATTGTCATCGTCATTAATTACATCATCGACGTGGTTAATTTCTGATGACAGATACAATTCCGTTAGTTCACTAACTGTAAATGGAAACACATCCAATATTAATGACGTTAGCCACGGGGTTTTAACTATGTGGTTGTCGTTATAAATGAATAAATTAATATTCTCGTTATCTATTGAAGATATTTTGTTTTCGGACGTTAATTTAACGTTCAGTTCTTTAGTTATACCAACCATTGATATATTATGAAAAATATGTTTTAAAGCCATGTGGTATAACTTTTCGTTATTGTTTGATAAACCATAGAATTTTTCTGAAATGTAAGTCTCTTGGGAAAAATCAGATTTAAATAATTTATAATCACTAAACTTTGATTTTAAAATATGAACCACATCATCATTTTTTTCTGATAAACAATCGTAATAAATAGAGAGATTTGATTTATCTAATTTTAAATTAAAATATATGTTTTTATCAACAAATGAGTTAACGAATTTTTGTATGTTAAAATCGTTATAATCTTTTTTTAGTTGGTAGTCGATATCTATCGAATCATATTCGGGATCGGTAGTGTAGTTAATGATGTCAATAACTCTAATAGTCTTAGATAAATCTTCACTATATTTAGATGTAAACTCTTGAAAAATGTCAGCAACCATCAATGGTTTATCCGAAGACGTTTTACCCTTTACGATAAAAAAATTCCTAACGTTTATTACTGAGATTTCAGTTTTGGCGTTAGGAACGGACTCATTTATTTTTTTCACTATAAGACTTGCAAAAATATTACAAAGGTTTTTGCCGTCTAAAAAGTTATAGTATTCTGTTGTATTCATTTTTTTTTAATTGAACATTTATTTTAACAATGTTATGTAAAAAAAAATATAGGTTAAATACTAATTATTTTTTATTGTAATATTTTTCAACAATCTTAGTTACAGCCACCTTAACAGACTCGTTATTTTGTTGTTGTTGTGTTTGTGTTTGTTGTTGTTGTGTTTGAACTTGTGTTTGTTCGTTAGTTTTGTTTTTGCATCCGCACCCCATGATTAAATTTTTTAGTAAGTTTATCGTTATGTATATAAATATTTGATAACTATAAAAGAATCATTTGTAAATAGAAACTATTTATAGATTATGGGATTAAAAAATAACGTCAGAATGGTTTTAAGAGAGCAAGATGAGGAATGGGTGAGCGTTTCACCTGAAGAGTATATGGACTTGTTAAAGTACGTTAACGGTGATGGATCGATTATAAACCGACTACCAGACTATAAGGGTAAAAAAATTAAAATTGATGGTGATTTAAATTTAAGTTATAATGGTGACATAACAAATATTGATAGTATTGATTACGTTGATGGAAATTTAGATATATCCAAAACGAATATAACTTATTTCGATAAAAATAAAGTTAAAGGTTGGTTCAGATATTATAGTAGTAGAATGGAGCAAATCGAAAATAAAAAGATTTTAGATAAAAAACTTAAAGTCCTTAATGGGTATCGAGAGAATGGTGAATGGAATGTGGAAGATAATGACGACGAGGTATCAAATGAAACGGAAGCTCTCTTTTTACATCTTATGGATATCGGATCTGTGGGTGAATATGAAAACGAAGAAGGGGAAACTGTACCTGAGGATAAATATTTTATTTGGACTGATAGTAATCATAAATATTATGAATGGCTTGGAGATGAAAATGGCGAAAGCGAATGGTTGGTGATACCGGATGATAAGATAGATGATGTTGCTAGAGAATATCTGCAGGATAGGATTGATGAGTCAGGTTATGAAACGTTCAGATCGTATGTTTGGGAAAATAATTTAGACACAGATCGAGTTGACAAATGGTTATATGACTATTATTCGGATGATATAACAAATAATCCAGAGGAATTCGACATCCCAAAAACCCTTTCACATCAACAAAAAAACTACGTTAATATTTATACACAAAAAATAGAAAAACTAAAAATCAGATTAAACGACGAGGAGTTAGACGAAAATCAAGTTGAAGAAATTGAAGATGAAATAACCGACATCGAAGAAATTATTGAGGACATAAACGATTCTCCAGAGGGGGATTACGACGAGGCGGCTATTGAGGATGAAATAAATGGGCGAGTTAATGATGTTGGTTCTGATTTTTTAAGACACCTGAAGGATATGGGTTATGATGATGATTATTTTTTAGAATTCGTTGACATCGATGGTGTTATTACCGATATAATTAATGATGACGGTTATGGTAATATTTTTAATGGTTATGATGGTAGAGATGATGAATATAAGGTAAACAATAAGTGGTACCACGTAATGAGACAAAATTAATTTTATGAAGCAATTAATTAAAAAAATATTAAAAGAGGAATCGTTAAAGCATAATCTTAAACAACAGATTAAAGATTATGGTTGGGTAGATACTTCGCAAATGGTTAATGGATCAAAAGAGTTGGCAAAATTGGCATTCAATAATGATCCAATGGGGTTTCTACATATGTTTGATGATTTGGATATGGTTCAGCGTAAGTTATCAGCAAACTGGACTTTATTTAAACAAGAAAACGGAAATAATTTAATGTTGTTGGATAAAAAAATTATTTATATATCTTATGGTGATATTTGGTCATTTTTGACATATGGTTTTGGACTTAGAGATTCCCAAGTTAGGGACGTTATAAAGGTATGGTTGGGTGACGTGTACCATTTAAGGGGAATTACTATAGAGGCGGGATTTGATGAATTATTCAGCCATATGCGTTAGTTGTGTAATTTAAAAGATTTATAATTTACACCCACAAATAGTTTTACTATAATTTATTAATGAAAACAGATTGGTTATTCCAGGAACCTATTGATTTAGAACATAAACAATATGTGCTTTTAGATTATCTACAAAAAATAGATAAAAATTTAAATAATTTAAAACTATATCCACAGTTCCAAGAGATATCGTTACATCTTGCCAGCATCAATTTATTAATCGAAAAGGGTCAATATCTAACAATGAATAGAGTATTGAAGGATCCCGACGATGAAATATTATTATCAGATTTAGTTCCCGTCGATTGTCCACAACTAACCCAAGAAGAAATCATCGAAGTGTATCAGGTATGTAAGTACTCAACAGAAAACTTATCCGACTATTTTAATCACGCAAAAGCAATCTGGGATATCGTTAATGATGCGGTAGCAATAGACGCAGCTCAAAACCCAAAAAACATTGAACCAAAACAGGGAATTTTCTTTTTAACATATAAAAATAAAACGTACTTCTACGAGTTTATCATTAAATCAATTAAAAGAGGTAGTTTAGAAACCAAGTGTCACATAAAAAGAATATGTGAATGTGATAAAGAAACGTTCAGACAAAAGATAAAAACGGTTAAAAACTCATTAATTAAAGATTTAAATGAAGAGTCCGTACACAAGCATTTAATAGTATTTGCTGTGAACCATAATAACGGTTATCCCCTAAAAGAAACCCTACTACCTATAGTTAAACGAAAAATCATGAATTATATGATACAATCAAAAAATATTAGACATCGGAAATTGACAAGTAAGTGATAATTTAGTATCATTAAATTAAAAAATTATGGAAAAAATTGATGTATTAGTTTTAGAGCAAATGATTAAAGAAATCCCCAACGATATGGATTTAGGTAGACAAATCAGAAAGATGGTTTTAAGTATTAAAAATGGGAGTACCGATATTAATAACACACCAAAATAAATAAAAGATATGGAACAAGTAAATCACCCTGACCATTACCGATTTGGTAAGGATAATGAATATGAAGCGATTAAAGTGATTGATGCTTGGGGATTGGGATTCTCACTGGGTAATACGGTGAAGTATATCTCAAGAGCTGGTAAGAAAGACCCCACTAAAGAGTTAGAAGATTTAAAGAAAGCTAAATTTTATTTAGAACATCACATAAACACATTAGAAAACAAATAAAGATGACACTAACGGAGGAACAAAAAAATCAGATACTTAATCTGTATGAAGGATTAAAAAATGACGAACAAACACTTGGCGAGGTACATGAAATCATTGTGGACTTTTGTCTCGACCAAGACATCGTTGATTTATCAGATGATGAAAACGGGGATATGTACGAGGAGTTTTCAAATAACACGTGGGATTATTTAGAGAGCATTAAATAAAAAAATAAAATTATGAGAAAAGATGTAGATAAAACATTAACAGAAATTTCACAAGATATTGTTGAATTGGTTTTAGGTAATAACAATGATAATAGTTTGGAAGTAGAAAAAGTTAGGGGATATTTGATGGATATTTTTGGTTATGATGCTAATTATAAACTTCACATACACACAGAAATTCCATTTGAATATGAAGAAAATTATACATTATTAAGAGATTTGAATGAAGGTGATGTATTCATTACTAAAGCAAATACGGTTTCAATGTATTTAAAATGTGTTGGTGACGATAAACATATATTGAGAAATATAAATAGTTGTGATGAATATGAAGTACCACATGGTAAATTTCCAGTGTTTAAAAAAATTAATTAATTATGAAACATTTTGATGATTTAAAATATATTGATTATGTGATTAGATTCACGAATCAACTTGATAGAACAAATGAATTAATGTTAGTTTGTTTGAACGTTATGAAAGATGAACCAACATTGACAATACGTGAAGTGATTGAAAAATCATTATTTGGTTTAGATATAGAATTGAATGATTTATTAGTTGAAAAATCTTAATTTGGAACACAAAAGTAGTATTGCTCCTAACAGCTGGGTGTATGAGAAGGTTTGCTTAGATGAACTTTAAAATTACCACTAAACTTGATAGCAAACTTTCTTATACACCTTGTTAGCACCAGTACGGTGATTTTAATATAAAACTTGATTAATTGGAAAATAAGTAGTATATTTGTAAAAAATAGAATTATGGAAAATAAAATGGAGATTATTATTACAGATAAAGAAGGTGTTAGACAAGTATCTTCTTTTTCAGAAAACAAAATTAAACATATAACTGAAACCAATCAATGGGTAGATGTTATTAAAGAAATACTAAAACATATAAATAATAATGACTGATATTAATACTTTCATACCATCATTTGGTAATTTTATGAGTTATTGTAGTGAAAGTGATATTGAAAAAGATTTATTTAAAGAAATTTTTTTTGAGTTTTTGGATAACCCAAAAAAATACAATAATTCAGAAATAATAAAAAAATATTTATCTGAAAAATTACCTATTAACTCATATATTCAATTAATCAATAAAATAAATTTATAAAATATGGAAAAAAAATTTAAAATACCAGAAAATGGGTTAATACCGTTTGCTGAACGTGGTCAAACTAAAATAAATACTGATGATTCTTTTGAGGCAGAACTTATTGATATCGATATTAAATGGATTGAAGATTGTTCAGATGAAGAAGTTGAAGAATTTAAAAATAAAGGGTTTGTTGAGAAAACAAACACCAATTACGATAAAAAGTTAGAAAAACTTAAATTAAAACTTCGTGATTCATTAAATAAATGTGATGTCAATTATGAAAAAAAACCTTATTTTATTAAAAGTTTAAATTTACCATATAAAACGAAAAATGGTGATTATGAACCTAATATTTACAATCACCATTTTAATGATTTATCCTTTTGTAAGGAAATAGTGGATGAGACTGATAGTAGAAATCCAGATGATTGGGTTTATTACCCCATTGGGATGTTTTTAAACCATAGAATATTTATGGATATTGAAAGTGAATATTCATACCAAGATATTATTAATTTTTTAGATTGGTTTGAAAATTACCTTAAATCTAACTACAAATTTGTTGGTGATAAAATTTTATTTGGTAATAAAATAGTTAAAATTGAAGAAGTTTTTAAAGTATGTGTAAACTGAAATTATGGAAAATATATTAAAAAGACTTGAATATAAAATATTTAAGGAATATGGAAAAATAGTTGGTGTTGTAACCGATTATGTGTGGGATTACAAATCGTATCAGAAAGGTATTACTCAACTTGAACATAATGAAACACTCAATAAATTTGTCTTATATTATATGAAAGAATTTAACTTAGATGTGGTTATAACATCTGGAGAAATTTGTACAATATTTGAAAATTTTGATAATTTTTATTTTATAGGTGAAAACGATGTATATAATTATCAAAGATATAAATCTGATATTAGTAAAGATTTTGAACCATTTTTTTTAATAAAAGAGGATGGTAATAATATTGGAGTTGTGATTAAAACCAATTTTAGAATCAAATCACATCATATTATATTAACAAATACTGATGGTTCGAATTATAAAATAATTGATGTTTGGAAATTACCAAACATTAAACTAATTGAATGTTTTAAAAACTAAAAAAAATGGAAAAAGAAAATTTAAAAAATGGGGTGTACCTCATAAAAGCGGATAGTAAAGATTATAAATTAACAGAAGAACGTGAAAGTAAAATAAATTCACTTGAAATTAGTGGTGAACATAAAGAGTTTTTCAAAAACATCTTCAAAGAAGAACCAACACCAAAACCATCTGATTTATTAGTTGAACTTGTTGGTCAAAATCCATTTTTAAAAATAAAATCTGTAAAGAATGTTGACACTGGTGAAGATATAACTGAAAGATTTACTAGTAAAGATGTTGATGATGTTAATTGTTTATGGACATTAACTAAAAATTTAAAATGGGTTGACAATTTATGAGAACGGAAACAGAAATTAGAGAAAAATCGTTGTTTGGTTTAGATATACAATTAGATAATTCATTACTAAATTAAAAAAAAAAGAAATGATAGAAACAGGAAAAATAATAAATGGGGATTGTGTTGAAGTGATGAAAACATTACCTGAGGGGTCGGTTGATCTAGTTGTGACATCGCCCCCATACGGTGTTGGTATCGCTTACGACACTCATGATGATGATGTTGAGTTTGAAGAGTATAAAGTATTTGCAAGAAACTGGTTAACAGAAGCATACAACGTACTAAAAGATGATGGGCGTATTGCATTGAACATTCCGTATGAAACCAATCGTCAGAAAAAGGGGGGACGTATCTTTTTTGTTTCTGAGATGTATCAGATCATGAAAGAGATTGGTTTTGGGTTTTTTGGTATCGTTGATTTGGAGGAACAATCACCACATAGATCTAAAACGACAGCTTGGGGATCGTGGATGAGTCCTAGCTCGCCCTATATTTATAACCCGAAGGAGTGTGTAATATTGGCATACAAAAAACTACACATTAAAAAGGTTAAAGGGGAACCACAATGGAAGGGTACACCAACTGACATTGAGCAGGAGGACGGAACCATAAAAAAGAAAGTTGTGTATGAAGAAACGGATAAGAAAGAATTTATGGAACTTGTTTTTGGTCAGTGGAATTACTTTGCTGATACTAAATCACTCACCAAGGCGACATTCTCGATGGACATACCGACGAAAGCAATCAAAATATTGTCCTACAAAAACGATATAATTTTGGACCCATTTGCTGGAAGCGGAACTAGTTTGGTGGCTGCCGAAATCTTAGGGAGACGATGGTTGGGCATTGAGTTATCACCAAATTATGCTGAAGTGGCAAAAACTCGAGTTGAGTATTTTAAAAATTTACAAACAGTAGTTGAAGAAATCCAAGAGTAATCTTGGTTTTTTTGTTTTTAATGGTATTTATATGGTATGAAGATAATTATAACTGAAAGCCAATACAAACAACTTATCAAAGAGTCTGGAATAAGAGACATAGGTAAGATTAGAGATAGATATAAAAAAGCTAAAATATATTTCCATCAAGATTTGGATGGTGTTACAACAGCTATCGCTATGAAAGCTTATTTGGAGAATCAAGGTATCAAAGTTGTTGATGCTGAAATTATCCAATACGGAGATAAGGAATGGTCGATAAAGAAACCGGACGCTAGTGGTGATGTAATGCCTGTATTGGTGGATTTTGCTCACGGTAAACCAATGTTTGTTATTCATACTGATCACCACGATAGCCAAGCTGGTGTTGAATCAGGAACGTCAACAAGTTTTAAAAGTTCAAGATCAAACGTTGAAACAATTTCGCAAAGTATATCACCAAAAGAATTATTTCCGAATGATGATATTATATTAATTTCAACTGTGGATTCTGCAAACTACGCAGTTCAAAACATTAGCCCTGAACAGGTAATGTCTTACTTATTTAAATTTGATAAAGATTCATCATTAAAAAGAAATAAAATGTTAATGGGGTTAGTAACAAACAAATTGTTATTAGCATTTAAAAACAAACCAGGGTTCTTAGAAACGTTGGTATTGGATTGTACCCCATCATTATTAAACATATTGTTAAGAATCAAACAGATTGTCCAAGAAAAAGGATATGCTGACATTCCACAATTAGAAAAGAACAAAGAAGATTATGTATCTTCAATGAAGAGTCATAAAAACGTTGAAATGGTTGGAAATATTATCAAACAATATGGAGGGGGTTCTATGTTCAAACCGGGTTCATACGACAGATATACCCCATTCAGAAACAATCCTGAAGCTGACTTTATAGTTCTTGCTTGGCCGATGGGATTGGTACAAGCGTCTTGTAATCCATTTAAAGAAAGTAGAGCATTGAAAGGTGTTAACTTAGGTGAGATTAAAGATGAGGTATTAAGTAGATGGGAATCACAATTAAAATCGAAAGAAATCCCCTTATCAACAATTAAATGGGTGTCTGAAAGTGGTATGAATTCTGAGTCAGTTGGATTTACATTTAAAGACTTTGTTGCGTTATATGGTGAAAAATTTAAACAAATGGGTAATGGACAGAAATTACTTGATATATTAGGTAATATAATGACTAAACCATTTAAATCATTATCACCAAAACAAATAGAGTTAATGGATAAAATAACTATTAATGCTTGGGATTTGATACAATCTAACAGTGGGGGACACAAATGTATTACAAACATTTCAGGACTTAATTATTTAGGTCGACCGTCAAGACCTGGTAAAAATGATAAAGCGGAAGGTGAGGATTCTGCATCGGTTAAGTTTACTAAGATGATACAAGATCAATTTGTTAAAGTATTACAAGATAAAATAAATAACCAATAATTTGGTGGACATAAATGAATGGTTTACTATATTTATAGTAAACCATTTTTTATGCTTTTAACTAACGAGATTAAGATTAGGATCACTGGTAATGTGGGTGATTATTATAGAAAAAATAACATTGATGTTAAGTTTAATGAATATAATGATTTGCCAATTGAGTTGGTTAATCCCCAAAGTCATTTAATTGTTGATGCGGTTTGTGATGTGTGTGGTAAAGAAGTAAAAATTCAATATAGAAGATATAATCAATCGGTTAATAAAGGTGGGTATTACACTTGTTCTGCTAAGTGTGGTAAAAACAAAATGGAGGAAACTTTTTTAAAGAAATACGGTTCTAAAAGTATATTTAAAACGGATGACTTTAAAGAGAAAAGTAAACAAAGTAATTTATTGAAATGGGGTTCTGAGCATTTTAGACAAAGTGAAAAATGGAAAAATGAAAGAGGGTTAGTTGAACAACAAAAAAGAAAAGACACTGTGTTTAATCAATTTTTAGTTGAAAACCCAAAAGTTATTGGTCAAGATGAAAACCATTTTATTATTAAATGTGGTGTTCATGGGGAATCTAAAATACCTAAAAATTTATATTCTAATAGAAAGATTTGTAAAACTGAGTTTTGTTGTGAATGTAATCCAATTGATGGTAATATATCAGGGAAAGAGATTTTGTTATACAAATTAATCGGTGAATTATATGATGGAGAGATTATTCAATCGTATAAAATAAATCGTAAAGAAATTGATGTTTATTTACCTGAATTAAAGATAGGGTTTGAATTTAATGGTTTAAGATGGCATTCTGAATTATTTGTTGATAATGATTATCATATTAAAAAGACCACATTGTGCCGTGAGAATAATGTTAGATTAATACATGTTTTTGAAGATGACTTTGATTTTAAAATTGATATTGTAAAATCGATTATTGGTAACATTTTAAAAACATCTAACAAAATTTATGGTAGGAAAACAAATATTAGGGTAATCAAGGATAAAGAAATTGTTAAAGATTTTTTAAATAAAAATCACTTACAGGGGTTTGTTAATACGAATATGAATTATGGGTTATATTATAATGATGAACTGATATCATTAATGACTTTTATGAAAACAAGAAAGGTATTGAACAAATCACATAAAGATGGTGAATATGAATTAGTTAGATTTTGTAATAAAATTGGTACCTCAGTTGTGGGTGGAGCTTCTAAATTGTTTAAACAATTCATTAAAGATTATAACCCAAGTAGCGTTTTATCTTATTGTGATATATCTTGGGCTAATGGTGATTTATATAAAAATCTTGGTTTTGAATTAATTGGGGTAAGTAAACCAAATTATTATTATGTTATTAATGGTAAGCGGGAAAATAGGATTAATTACCAAAAACATAAATTGGTTAAAAAGGGACATGATGTGAATTTGACTGAAGTGGAAATTATGTATGGGTTGGGTTATTATAGAATATTTAATTGCGGAAATGAGAAATATCTATATCTGAACTAAATCCCCAATTTTAAATCCATACTTTTTACTTGTACTATAACCTCAAGGACGAATTCGTTAGAGTATTAAATTCTAAAATTGATTAATATAGGGACGTCTTTACACTGTCCCCCACTTTAATTCCTAGTGAATCACAGGTACCACCAACAACCTCCAACACTTGATCACCAACTCCAGCGTAGGATTCACATGACGATTCATCATGACATGGTGGACAGTCACTATGAATGGATGTAATGGTATCACCATTTATGAATATAATATCTAATGGAGTTATACAATCGTACATCCAAAAACTTTGATCACCATTGTTTGGTAACATAAAAAACATGCCGTTAAAATTCATATCGAAGGTTTTGTTTTGCATCCCTTCACGTATTGTTTTTGGTGTTGCACAAAGCCTACATTTGAATGTGTTTTCATTTATAATAATATTCATATAATATAAATACCATTAAATCAGGTAATGGGTACTAAATTTAGGATATCTGATGGAAATATTGAAGTTTTTATAAGAAACTTTGGCTTTTGGTGTTTTTAGACGTATTTATTATTACTTCCGTAAAATATTCATTTTTTTTATTTAAACGTTTGACAAAACAATTTAATAGCGTTAGATTTGTAAAACAATTAGGAAACGTCCTAATAAATAAATCGAATTATTAAATTTAAACGATTAAAATATGAGTGAAGAAATTGAAGTTGTTGAGAGCAAAATGTTCTACTACTACGGACCTAACGGAGAAAAACTTTACACACCTAACAGCGAGTTCGCCGCTGCTCAGGCTAGTAAATACGAGACTTATGATGTCTACGCAGAAAAAGCTTAAAAATGTCCACAAGGACTTGTCTAATTGAAAAAAAAGACTTAACATTGTAAAACAAATCGGAAACGTCCGATAACGTTCTTTGAAATTCTAAAACCGACCGAAACAGTCACCACAGTTAAAAAAAGTGAATATAACACCTCCCTTTCTTTAAACGTGAAACTAAATTAAGTCATTGGGCCGTGTATGGTCCATTAAAATAAACCACGAAAGTGGGATAAAGTGAATTTGCGAGTGTTAGTAGATTTGCGTCTTGGGAAACTGAGGTCGAGTACACAAGTGGGATATCATCCGACCTTTAGTATTGAGGGCGACGCTTTAGGGAAAGTGGTTGGATGGAACGGCAATGTGGATTGTCAGTCTGAGGAGGGAACTCCAATAAGAATAACCCATAGGTATCAAGCGAAAAATATAAATTCCAAATATATAATTGCGGATACCATTATAAAAGGGGACTTAAAACCGAAAGGTAAGATAAAGAACGAGTGGTGTCGCTATTATCCCTATCAAAGATCTACCAAGATCTTGATATGAAGTAATCTTAAAATATGGAAATGGGGACATTTCACGAGGTAGTCAGGTATTCTGTTTTTCAAAAGAAAATGGATCCTAAACGGACCGCTACTTTGATTCATCCACAACACACAACTTATTACTAAATTAAGTAAAATTAACTAAAAATAAGCAAAAGTGTTCGTTACGATATGACGGAAGTTACCCACCTATTCACTGGCTGTCAGTGGAACGTGATAACCGCAAGTTTGACCGTATTTTTATGAAAAATCTCTAGGACGTCGAAATCCGAATCAGGACGCAATCTTGATGAGACAGGAGTAGTAAGAGAGTAGTTGTATCGTCAAGGAGTGATTGGTCTAACCAATCGGTAATGAGTGTTACAGGACAAAATCCTGTGGATAAGAGTAGAATACATAATGACTCAAAAGACACTTAATAAAAACTATAATCTCAGGTTTTTTTTAATATTCAAATATAGCAGGGGGGAGGTAAGGTATTTCATTGGTCTCATAAGCCAACTCAAGCTGGTTCGATTCCGGTCCGATGCTACAATATAATTAAACTCTACCCCAAAAAGGTGGGGTTTTTTCGTTTATAATCCTTACTTTTTCAATTAACTATATATTTATATTGGAAGATAAAAAAATTATAAACAAAAAGTATTATGAAAAAAATAGTTAGACTAACAGAATCGGATTTAACTGATCTTATTAAAAGAATCGTTGAAGAGTCTGAAAACGATATGAAATCAACAGATGAAGATGGTGATAATGAAATGTCCAAACAAGATGCGATAGATTTAATTGCCAAATTCCTTGATAAAAAAGTTTTACCAAAACTAGACGACGAGGAAATACGTGATTTGAAACGAAAATCAGCACCAAAACGATCAAGAGGTATTCAAGAAGAAGAAATGGATTCTAAAAGTAGAATGTCAAACTTCAAAGAAAAAATGATGATTAGAGGTGGTTTAGGTACTGCGGCCGCTGGGGTAATCGCAACACTTAGCGAATTCACAGGTTGGTCTGAATCTGCGATGTTATCAAAAATACATTCATTTATTGAACAGGCAGGAGCTGGTAATTATGCTGGACCTATTTCAGTAGCTATGGTTGCTGCAGGATTGGCGTTAGCTCTTAAAGGTAAAGACGTACAATACAGAAGAACAAACAAATAATTAAAAAAAATCATATAAAAGAAATCCCCCCAATACAGGGGGATTTTTTGGTTTCATCTATTTTTTAAATAACCCTCCAAGATCACAATAACCGCATCGATTTCATCCTTGTCCTCGTCACTAACTAAATTTGAATTTTTATTTAGGTACATGTATTTCCATAAAACGAAGTAGTGAAAAAGAAACACCAGGGACAATGTGAATAACGTCACATTAACGAATATTAAATACGGGATAAAAATTGAAAGAAATGATAAAATAAAATTATAATTTCTTGAATTAGAAAGTGATAAAAACTTATAAGTTAATATCGTTCTTCTCAATTTTAAAGTTGACACATTTTTATACAATTCAGCTTCTTTTTGGATTTTATCTCTGTCTACCATGTCTTAAATTTTTATAAAACAAATATATGAATAATTCACTAACCGGCAATTAATAAATGATATTTTTATAATATTCAAGTGAAATTAATTATTTATTTTTTTGTCATTGAATTAAAAAGCGTATATTTGTTGTATGAAAAACGGATATAAAGTAGGACGAGCAATATCGGATAACCACATTAAGTCGGTTAAAAAATTAATTAAAGACAAAGTTTACGTCGTGGAATCGAACGGAAACCCTGAAGGTTGGATATTTGATTATTATATAAATAACTCGATAATCAAAATCACATCGATTAGAAAGTATCGACACGCCAATGAAAGGTACCGAGACGACCTAAAATATGCATATGAAATTGACGTTATTATTGATATGACAAATGCTCGTCACAACTCTGATAGGTATAGCGCTAGACGAATGGGTAGTATGTTGAGGGGTCCGTTATTACGAAGAATTGATGATGAGTTAAAATATTTCGGAATCGACGCATGTAGATATGCAACAATTTCAAAAATTAATTTCCAAACGGGTAGTTTAATATAAAAAAAAGTATTACATTTGTTTAAATCAAAGATATGGCGACACTAAAACACATAACGATTATTCATCCTAAATATGGGGAAATATTGAATGAGACATTCATCGATGAGGTACAATTCAAATTGTTTTTAAAAATGATACACTCGTCTATTGAGTTGAAACAATCACTATCTACGTTCAACGGGAAGGACTTTTTGATTCACGTACCAACTGAAATCTTAAAAGAGTGTGTGGTTATAGGTGTAGCAAAAGAGGTGTCGATGGTTGATGTTATGGTTGCAAAATCTAAGTTGGAAGGGTAGTTTCTTTGTTTCTCTTTAAAACAAAGTGGTGGTTGCTCGAATCACAATCCGTGATCGACCCTGAAAGGTGAGAGAAATCTCACCTTTTTTTTGTTTGTGTGATATTTATTATTATGAATATTAATGAAATCATAAAAAAGGTATTGAAAGAAGAGTTTCTAACGAATTCCTTAATATATGAGGATGAGTTTGGATCGGTCGAAGAGGTTAACATTCTAACTGAAGCGGAGTATCAAGGTAGAAATGTGAGTCTTGGTAAAGTCATGCAGGGGGATATTAAAAAGTTTAAGGTTTATGTTAAAAACGATAAAGGAAAAGTCGTTAAGGTGAATTTTGGATTTGGTGGTAAATCTGCACATGGGAAACGAATGGTTATTAAAAAAAATAATCCTGAACGTAGAAAATCGTTTAGATCGAGAATGAATTGTGACAGTCCAGGTCCCAGATGGAAACCTAGATATTGGAGCTGTCGGACTTGGAATTAAAATAAAAAATTATGGGAAAAATTATAGTAACAGAAAAACAACTAGAACGGATGGTTAGAATTCTAAAAGAAAATGATCATGATGGTTCTTATATGGCAAAACAACAATTGTTTACCATAGCCACATTGGCATATAAGATGTGGGAAATGATGGAAGAGGGTGAGGAACTTGAAGATTGGATGGAAACCAAAATCGCTCAAGCCGAACAATCAATAACCGCAGTTGTTAAGTCTCATATGTATGATGACATTGAAGATAGAGCAAAAGGTAGTGGTGGAATCGATCTGGATGGATTGATTATTGGTAATTAACCACACAGTACTAAAATATTATCATTCCCCCCTTCTTTATTGACTGGGGGTTTTTTATGTCACTCCACCGAAAAACCCAACCATCTTTAGTGGTTGGGATGTAAGGTGTGAAATAATTTAATATTTTTTTAATAAAATTCTTCTTTTTGTTAAAACCAAGATATTTATATAATATGAAGGTTATTAACAAATCATACAAAGTTAGAATTTACCCTAATAAAGAACAAAAAGTTCTTTTGGAAAAACATTTTGGTTGTATTAGATTCGTATATAATCATTTTTTAAATGTTAGAAATCTGGAATATAAAGAGAATAAAATCAATCTGAATTATGTTGTAACGGCAAATAAACTATCAGAAATGAAAAATTTAGAAAATTTTAACTTTCTTAATGAGGTTAATTCACAATCATTACAATGGAGTTTAAAATATTTAGATAACTCATTTAGAAACTTCTTCAGAGGACAAACAAAATTCCCTAATTTTAAGAAAAAATCAAATAACCAATCATTTAAAGTACCGGTTAATTCTACATTTAAAATAGAAAAAAATAAAATTATTATCCCTAAATTTAGAGAAGGTATCCATTTTAGAGGTAAATTAGAATTAAAAAATTTAATTAAATTTAATTCAATTAATATATCCAAAACCGCATCAGGTAAATATTATGCTTCATTACAAGGGGAATTTAATTATACACCTAAAGTTCAAAATGATAATAAAGTAGGTATTGACTTAGGTTTAAAAAAGTTTTTAATAACCGATACTGGTGTTAAATTTGACAATCCTAAATTCCTTAAAAAACAATTAAAAAAATTAAAATACAAACAAAAACAATTAAATAAAAAAAATAAAGGTTCTAATAATAGACAAAAACAAAGAATTTTAGTATCTTTAATTCATGAAAAAATAAGTAATAAAAGAAATGATTTTTTACATAAGTTAAGTCAAAAAATAGTTAATGAAAATCAAATTATCTGTTTAGAAAACTTATCTGTTAAAAATATGATAAAAAACCATAAATTAGCTCAATCAATATCAGATGTTAGTTGGTCAAAATTTGTTGATATGTTAAAATATAAATCGGATTGGAATGATAGACAATTAGTTCAGATAGATAGGTTCTATCCTAGTTCTAAAAGTTGTTCCGCTTGTCATTATATAAACGAAGGATTAACATTAAAAGATGGAGAATGGACTTGTCCTTCTTGTAATACACATCACGATAGAGATGTAAATGCTGCTAAAAATATCCTTATACAAGGAATAAACATATTGTCTGGTTCGGGAACCGAGTCGGACATTAAACAAAAACCTGTGGAGGCGTTGCGGTTACGCAAGTCTAAGAAACAGGAATCCCATTCATCTTTAGTGATTGGGTAGTTCAAGAGGTAAAAAAGATTTAATAATATGGAAGACACATTAGAATTAATGCACAATGAGTTTATAAACTCAGATGAGTATTATGTATTTTTACAAAAATTAGACGAAGAACCAAAACTATGAGTTTAGAAAAATCCTTTTCAGATTATATTGATAAGTTTTATCCACAGCTAAATGATTTAAAGTTGGGACACCTTTTTGATGGGGACACCACAACATTTTTTTTACAAGATAAAAGTAGAGTAAAATATTTTGTGTTTTTTTATTTTAATAATATTGGGTACGGCAGAGATTTGAATTGCCCAATGGGACTAGTAGATAATCTTGAAGGGTATTTTGATAATCAAACTGAAGGATTACTTCTTGATTGGTTCATTTCAAACTATGAAATACCTTTAAGACGGTTAGTTCCAACAGAATTAGTGAAACGTGTATAAAAATATACGTTTTTTTTGTTTATTGGTATATTTATTAATAAAACGATAATATGAAAAAAATTATAAAACTTACAGAATCCGATTTAACACG